TAATCTCGGAAGCTATTTTACTAGATGCTATCAATGATGCGCGCGAGGATAAATTAATCTCGGAAGCTATTTTACTAGATGCTATCAATGATGCCGTTTCAGTAATTTTCACGGAACCTGCAATTCCGATAGACCCAAATGTCGCGGCCGGCATAGCATTGTTTGGGGGATAGAGTCTCGCTCTAAACCATTGCCACGTCTGCGAAGAAGACCCCCCATTACCATAGCCAGTGAGTTCGGGATAAATAGTTGCTGGTAATGTCAGAGTTGAATTGGTACCGGTTCCCGCGTTACCGTAATTGAGCATACGTTGTTCTGTGCCTGTTGCAGACCACGCACCACTAATTATGGCTGGAGGACTTGATGTAACACCAGCCAAAACAGTTGATGGAGTATCGCTCGAATCTAGTTCGATTTGAGCATAGGTTGTTCCGTTACTAGCAAACCATTGATAGCTGCTGTTTAATGATGTCCATATACCATTAGTCGATTGACTAGTAGGTGTTGCTGTCTGCTGTCCCATTAAACCATAATTACTTCCAGAAACAGCAGTAACTAAACAATCTAGATAAACGGGCGAGGCAAGTCCAGTAGTTTTATAAATAACTGTGCCATCACCCGCCGCTCCCGGATTTATTGTTAAACCGTTATTAACTGAATATGTACTTGTCCCTATAGCTACAGCACTCATATCTGATGGTAATGAAGTACCTGCAAAATTCTCATACCATTTGAAAACTGATGTACCGTTATCATATTGTGCATATGGTGTCGTTAATTGGGGAGCAACGCCTGTGTTTGTTGTATTGAGAACGTTTTGCGAAGTCGCATAAAAACATAAATAAATTGTTAACGTACTATTTGCCGATATTGTTAAGGTGCCTAAATTAACCCACCATAATCCATTAGTTCCAGTATTTGAAGTACCTGCTTCTCTCCACGAATTGAGGATATTGCCCGCGCCGTCTTGCCAGTTAATATTTGAAAGGTTTGATGCTAAATAAGATGAATAAGTAGATTGGTTTACCGAGATACTTACAGTAAAATTTGAAGGTGTGGCTGTGCTCTGGTTATTTGTAAGTGTAACGGGAATGTAATATTGCGTTCCGGGCGCGAACGATGGCATATAAAATAAAAAAAGGAAAAGGTTATATAATAATCTTTACTTTACTAACTCGCGCTAATTACAATACATTCCGGACATTCATCGACTATCCCGTGTTTCGGGCACGGATTGCGCGCGACAACTTTTGCGCGAACTCCAACACCAGTTGCACTCATATATATTTTATAATAAGAACTACTAAATAAATATTTTGAAAAAAGGTGAAGGGGCGTTTGAATGCCCCAATTAAACATATTTCGCGTTTTGTGGTAACTTTTGAGAGTTACGATGTCCTGAGGCTCGTGAACTTCACGATGCCTTCAGGGTAGGTTATTACTGGCGCGTATCTGGTTGTCATAACGACATCCAAAGAGTCAAACACTGGTGCGGGCCATACGCTCGTATCAAGCGGTCTCTTGGTTACAAAGTAACCGAGGGGCGCATAAGCTGCTGAGTAGTTAGCTCCAGCAGCCGCGAGCATATATCCGCGACCACCGCTCAGAGGGATGTTAGGGGTGCTTATTACCTTCAATCCATAAAGCTGAGGCACGGTCTGTACAGTACCAGTACCACTAGCATAGATGCCCTGTCCATATAGCAACTGTGCCGCGAACTGAGGTAAGCTGTAAAGGTCTTGCACAGCAGCAGGATTGAAAGCTAGAGTATCAGGTTCCAAAGCAAGATTCTGAAGAACCTGCTTTGCATTGGTGATATCCTTTACACCAATTGTACCTGCGAATGAACTCTGACTACCGTCCAGAAATATCGATGAACCCGATGCAGCGAACGAGTTTGCCGCCGTTGCATTGAGAGCACCTTCGATATCTTGGTCGATTGTCATTATCACTCGTCTTGCAGCCCTTTTCATCTGGTCTTCTACCATGTCGTTTATCTGGTCTTCCAGAAGTTCTCTAGAAAACCGGAGCCTGAATGTCGTCTTGTACGGGATGACAGAGAATGTATCGTAGGGTGTGTAGTCCCACAATATTTCCTGTCCTTCTGCCGCCTTTCCGACAACGGCTAGTGTTCGCTGACCTGACTGTTTCATTATAGTTGCAGATGCTCCAACCTTTATGAAGAAGTCCTGAAGTAGAGGTTTCAATGCCAAATTAGGCATTGTAAGTTCTACAATCCTTCTTGCAAGTGCTGGATAGAATGCAGCCCCCTGCGTTACAATTGGGAACTGCTCACGTGTCATTGCCAATCTATATCACCTTATAGCAGGAGAGCAAGAACTGGTGACCCCGCAGAACCTGATGTGAGAGCTATGAATCTAGCTCCATATGAAGGTGCAGTTGAACCATTGTCGTGTACCTGTCCAGCCGTAACGGCGGATGCAATCAAAAAGTCACCCGCTGTAACAGCATTGTCAGATATCACATTCACGACACCTTTAGGTACAAAAAGCACGTCCACATTAAGCTGACCACTGGTTACTGCAACACCGATTGGGAAATCGGTAGCCGCACTAACTGGAGCAATCAATCCCGGCCCCGCGATTTTGACCACATTTCCGACGCTGACAGTCTGTCCACTCGCTACAGCAGACCCTAGGGCTTCGCCCAGAGCATGCCACGGAGAACCCTCAAAGAAACCCGGAATAACTGAACCCATCTAATAGCACCTAAGTTTAGGAGAAGTACCTCATACCCTTCCAATATTCAGAAGCTTTCAGCAAGTCCTGAAGTACTGGTGAAGGTGGCTGACTGTCAGGATTCAGATACTTGTCAACGAGAGCATCGGTTGCTGACTTCTGAACATCGCCCCGAATCTCGCCGACATTACCCTTACCCTGAGCCAATGTAGCCATCTGGGTTTCGGCCATCTTCTTCTTAGCAGTTGCGATTCTTGTCTTGATTTCCTCAAATTTGCGCTTCGCTTCCTCAACTAGCTTGCGTTTAGCTGCTTCATCGTCCTCATCTTCATCTTCTTCTTTCTTTGACTTCCTCTTGGAAGATGCTTCATCTTCGTCGTCTTCATCTTCGTCTTCGTCCTCGTCTTCATCTTCGTCTTCTTCATGCATTACATGTCTGACTTCTTTCTTACGGGACTTGACTTCATCTTCGTCATCTTCATCCTCATCCTCATCTTCGTCTTCATCTTCCTCAAGCTTCTTCAAAGCAGCTTTTACGCGTCTAGCTTCATTTCGCAACGCTTTTCTCCGTGCCATTAGCGCAGCTTTCCGCGCCTTCTCTAGAGAGTCCTTACCTTCTGGAAGCGGCCCATACTGAGTCTCCATTATAGAGGCCAGCTTTTCGATAGCCGAATCCAGCTTGTTGGAAAGACTTTCCATGCGCGCGATAACCTTATCGTAACTCAGATTGCCGCCTTCCGATATAACACCAGAAGGAGCAGCAGTACTTGAATTACTCATATCGCTTTTTGCGGAGAAAGAAAATCCGCTACCCGAACTCCTAGCGCGAGTAGTTTCATATTGAATATTATTATTTTGCGGGATATATTTAAGTTTTTCTTGCACGGCCTTATCTAGCGCGGCTTTGAAACCGAGCGGATGAAATACCGCTTCCGAATACGCGGGCATTGAAACAAGACTTTGTTCCAATACTGTTGGGTCGCGTATTTCAACTTTGAAACGTCCACACCGCGGACATACAATATCGTCTTCATGCAAACGCGCTTCCTCTTCCTCTTTTACCAGTCCATTATCCAAACAATATGCGCAGTAAACTTTATCTGTAGTGATTTGAATCGAGCTAAATTTCACATATCCGAGCAAAATTTTTGGAATTATTGGATTATTTGGATGGTCGATTATTTCGCCCTCGAAAAATACTTTATCATTTTCTGCCCACGCATGATTTACGCGCCCAATTATATCGTCTACGTTATCCGAGTGATTCTTTCGAATCTGAACGCCTTTAAGTGCCTTAGCAACTTTCTTTAAATCGTCTTTTTTGATACGCCAGCCATTCCCATTTTCGCTCGCATCAACTGCAACCCCACCAATTCTCAGAACGGGAGGGAATTTTCCTGTGCGTTTGTATGCATCTATCAGCGCGGTATATTGTTTTTGCGAAATTGCGGGAGCGATACCCGCGCTATACTCAGTCGAGAGTGAGAAAAAGTTCATGCGCGCAAATAGGAAAGGGAGAAGATATATTTAAATCTTATTTCTGGGCCGTTTGGGATGGTATATTTGTTCGCGCTAAAATGATGTACTCTTGTCCATTTTCATTGGCAGCCGCGAACATATCTATAGTTCCACCATCTTTTGGAATATCGAAAATTTTACTCAACAAATCGTCGGGAATATCTATCTCAATTATATCATTATTATTTTTAAATTTTAATTTCGTTTCTTGGATTTTTGGATTTTTATGTTCCCATGTGTCAGCGCACAAAAGTATAAAATCTCGCATATAATACATATTTAACTCATCGGTTTTCCATCGCGCGCTCGTTAAATTGTGTTGAACTAAATCAAAAAGAAAAACGGGCATCAATTGTGTCTAAAAGTCGGGTGAGTATTTAAAATTTATTCAAAAATCGCATAACATTTATAACGAGCATTTTTGCGAGTATCGGCATGAGTTCTGAAGACGAAATAAGAAAGCATATGATAGAACGTGTAGCTAAATTGGCACAGACAATAGTTGAGACGATTAACAAAAGTTTGGAAGCTACAGAAATAGCCACATATGCACTCACATATCTTCAACAGCTATATCAGGCTCAACTAATCAGGAATTATCTCAACAGCGATGAAGGTAAGCAAAATCCAGCAAAAACCGTGCAAATTCTTCTTGAGATGATAGAAGATGCAAAAATAATAGCTTTTAATGACGTAAAACTTTTAGGAAAGAAACAAGAAAATGAGCCAGAGAAAGATGATGTATCTCAAAAATATTTGAGTTAATCTTATATAGACCATAGATTATGGGTGATATAATGAACCTAAAAATAAAGGATATAAAAGATGGAACAAAGCAGATAGACTTACCTCTAGTTGTCGTGATGAAAGCAGAGAAGAAGAATGTGAGACTGAAAGATGGTTCAAATCATGTAGTTTCGGAACTGACTATAGCTGATGAAAGCGGAACCATAAAACTGGCTCTCTGGGATACGAACTTGAACATAGACGTAGGAACGAAACTCGAAATTAAGAATGCATACACACGAAACTTTAGAGGGAATGTCGAACTTTCCATCGGAAAGTTTGGAACTGCTAAAGTTCTTTAAAGCCACTGCGTCCACGAAATAGCAGCGTCATTTGCCGCTGTATGAGTGGATGTATCGCGTATTGAATCATTATTTACTATTATTGTTTGTGAGTAACCATCGGGGTATAAAAGTGTAACAGTAATCGCGCCACTAGTTGGCGCGGTAGAACATGTCACTGCGACTGATATATATGGTAACCAACCACTAGTTTGCAACGCATCAAATGTTTGATACGCGTTCCCCGATGCCGCCGCAGAAATCGCCGTTCCGACATTTACTGCACCCGTATTTGTTCCGGAAATATTTCCGAGAACCTGCACTGAGGCAGCCTGATTCAAACCATTCTGGATAAATACAGTAACTATATGCTCTTTTGAAATCACACTCTGAGGTTCGGGCATCGAAAAAATAATAGCGCGTTATATATTTAAGGTTTGCTCTTCTGGAAAATTAAGTAACGCTTATATTTTCACTGTATTTCTCTTAACTGCATGCAGCAAGAAGAATTTCGTGAACTTATTCAACAGTTTACTCTGGCCCGACAAAAAGTATCCAGTCAAAAAAGTCGCGATTATGCAACATCTGATGACGTGTTAAGCAACTTTAAGCGAAATGGTACAATAGCCCAAATTTTACGAATTCCAGAACTGTGGGAACGTAAGCCCGATTTGGCTTTCGCACTTCTTTACGCGATAATGAAGATAGACCGCATAATTAACATAGAACTAAAGGGCGGTGTCGCGGTAAATGAAGCTGTGGAAGACTCATTTATAGACCTCTCTAATTATTTAGATTTAGCATACGCGCTATTCGTCGAATCTACGAGAAAACCTACATCAGTCCAGCAATCCTAGAATATATTCATCCCACTTTTTCGAACACTTTTTCTCGAAATCTCCCCAATGTGTTAATTCGTGCAATAGAGTCTCATTTAGAGCTAAAACGGTTCTTTCTTCTACAGATAATTCTTCGCGTTTCCATGAGATGCAATCAGTCGCAAAACCGAGTGGATTTATAAGAATTAAGTAATCTGTATTTCTTTTGTCATCTATTTTCGCACACGCGCCAGCAGATTTTAACGCGGAATAAAAAAAGTCTATTTCGATGGTCATTCGAGACAAAATACAGAAAGATTTTTATTTAAAGGTTTCTTCTTTATAGTGTTTGAAAGTCTCTAAACTTTTTTCGAGAAAAGTATTAAAAATGTACGCGATTTATTGGATTACTGGAATTATATCTATTATATTTCAGATATCTTTATTTTGGGTTTTACTTTATGGATTTAGTTGGACACCCATATTAGCAGATTTAATATCTATATCCGCGTCTATGACTGTCTCATTTTTAATGGATTTAGAATGGACGTTTAAATCACTGGAAAAAGACTAAATTCTAACCTACCGATACGGTAGAATCTGACAATAATTCAATTTTTCCGCGCGTGAGATAAAAGTGCGCGCGAAAGTTTGGTTGCTCTGCCACAATTGAAGGCCTTAATGTGGGTTCGTTTTTATTGCCATCCCAATCCCATATTCTACCTGTGAGTGACGCGCCGCGTTTAAAAGGTTGAATAAAATATATTTCTCTATCAGGAAGCGCAATTGTATATTCAACAATTCCATCTATGTCAGGGAAAACTGGAGTACCATCGCCTTTTATATATTTCTCGTTACCCCACTCAATAGTCTTCACGCGGAGAATTGCGTTCATTTTTATCCGCGATATGGAGAGTCTTAAGACAGCAACGGTACAAGTTCCATGCTGGGTGCAGCGCTATATGTTACTATGAGAGAGTCACCAACTGCAAGAACGAACATTCCCGAAGTTCCAAGAGACCCAGAGGTAAATGCACCTCGCTGAAACTCAATCGAAGATACGGTACCACCAGAAACCAGTACTATAACTATACCATTGCTAGTGTTAGTATAAGTGAATGGACTCGTTCCAACAGTAATTGCCGATGGCGCAGCGGGTACTTCTATCTTAAGCACGGGTGTTCCGCCAATCTGATAGGCAACTGAAGACCCCGATGCTAACGGTGTAACCATAGAGGACATACTAAAATTGATAAAACAAAACTTAAATATAAAAGTTTCGCTTCAAAATGAAATTTTATATGGTAAGTTTTATTACCATTTGGAATCTTTTATTACCGAGATAATTTGAGAATTTCTCTGTTTATCTTTTGTCGCGAGAGTTGCATTTCTGCGCTTAAAATTATGCGTTTCAAATTCGCATTCCATGGGTCATCAAATGAGGTAGCCGGATTGAGATGCCCACGCAAAATAGTAAGTATAAGTTCCCACTCTTTCAAATTTAAATAAACTGGTTTTTTCGGGGTACGCATAATGTTATCCTTTAAATAAAAGATATTTAAATATTATCTTATTTCCTAGGTTTTTCAGCAGGTTTTCTATATTTTTCTAGTACCTCATCTGGGATTTTTGGATATTGTAACCCGGCAGATGCGACATCTGTATTACCCTGTCTTACATCCAAAACGGCCCCCGTGTTCTCGGCGGGTGATTCTGCGGATTGGGGCTGTTCACGGAACTTTATGTTTCCGCTCGTTCCTGCGGGCATTATTATTGCTTCATCTTTTGGATTACTGAACTGTTTAAGTGCGGGCATTATTCTTTCGAATACTTCTGCGCGTTCCTTCAAGTCTAGATAACTAGTAAGAATATCCGTGAATACCTGATTCCAATTTACTGAATATCTACTAATTCTGTTAACTAACTCTTTAGATAAAAGCAGTTCTATTTTGATTTGCTCTTTATTATCAGAACTCATTAAATTTAAGACCATCTGATATCTATATAAATCTTTCGTGAATTTTATACAAAATTCAGCAAAATTTATATACCATGTTTCTAATCCTGCACTTATATGCCCAGAAGAAAGCGGGGACTTAAGATTGATTTACCTCTAAAAGACGTTCAAGAAGACGAAAGATGCTATATTTGCAAAAGAAATTCCGAAACAGACCCAAAACACCCGTGTTTCGGCTGTTTAAAACCGAAAAATATTCAAAAATTGCCCACGGGTATAATAACCTTCGAATGCTGCTGCGGTAAACGAGTCGAAGTACATTAAATTTCTGAGAAACCTTTTTATTTAGAAGATTGAAAGTAAGTAAATATGCCTCACTGCGTTATCTGTTTCCAGAATTTACCATTGGATACAAAATATATGTATAAAGGGCGCTATTATTGTGATGAACACCGACCTCCTGAATCAATGGCGAATGTACCTCCCGAGAGTTAAGAACTATGAACTTATTTCATTATAAGATATACGATTCTCGCCCCGAGAACGGGTTCTGGCTTTCGATATCGCCTAAGATACTCATTGCATCAATTCGCTTTAACCACATTCTTTTCGCGTATATACTAAACGCGATACCGGCATCAGAAATCGTTCCGAACCTATTCATAGGAAATTTTTCCGACGCGAAAAAAGTTGATGCTTATGATAAAATAATTTGCGTTTTAGAACACCCAACACAAACAGCGAAAAATGTGACATGGATTAGACTGTTGCGCGGAGAGCGCGCAGATATGAAACAACTAGATAAAATCGCGAATACAATTGATTATAATCTAAAAAATGATAAAAAAGTTTTAGTACACTGTGGCGCGGGAATCGAGCGAAGCCCGCTCGCAGTAGTTTGGTATCTACACACGCGCAAACATATGCCAATCGATACTGCATACAAACTCGTGCGCACAAGAAGAATAATTGCACAAGATAGGCGTTTGTGGATACCCGAAACTGAATGTTTGAATGGGAAATGTGAGCATTTAAAAAAGGAACAAATCACAAATAACACCATATTAAAAAATTGATAAACCCTTATATACAGAAAAATAACTATATCGAAGTATGACCTCGACACAGTTTGAGAATGACATACTTAAGACTGAATCGGACTATATGAGAACGATAAAACGTGATGCAATGCAATTAGGTTTGGAAGGAAACTTTAAAAAAGTGCGCATAAATTATTACGATGAAAATTACACACAACAGCGAAGTAAAATACAACGTGCGCTAAAAGAAAGCAATATAGAATATAAATATGTAACTAAACCATCATATCTTAAAGACGTATGGTTAATCCAAATTGATGGTTATCTAGGAGTTATGGTTGATAGTTTATCAATGCTGCAAGATAAAATACAAGATAGCCAATTAAAAATCTGGAAAATTTTCATACGTGAAGTAGGAAGTACCTCAACGCGACTTTGTATCGCATTGCGAGAGGTTTAAAGTTGAAAAAGAGAAACTTTTACCTTTTACTTGGTATTATAGTAATCGTATTTACGGGTACTATAATCGCAATAGCAGCATATACAAGTTTGACAATACCGAGTCATGTAACAATCGTCCCATATAATGTTTCATATGTTTTTACTGGGCCAGTAGATAGCAGTGGATGGGTTATAATATATACCAATGCGACACCTACTGCTGTATATAGTAACGAAACGGGGGCAATACCACAATATGCATCTCTTTATTCATTAAATGCAACCACTATAGGCTTTAAATGTGCAAATGTTAATATTACAACGGGCGCTTGTATCTCGTGGGTAGACCTTAATCAAGAAGGTTGGTTTTATAACACAACTGCAAATTTGTTATATATACATTATAGAGTAGGATATATAACTCCATTAGATTATAATGTTGTTGGCGATAGCTTGCTTCCAATTATAGCTAATGATTCAGTAAACAATTACGTAACAATTACGGTTACTCTTTAGACAAAACTTTTTATAGGGCAAAAAATAACCAATTTAATCGTGCGCAACAAAACGGTAAAAATCTTAGGTATAATCCTTCTAATAAATATGATATTTTCTCTATCCGTAGGAATAGCTGTTTATTTGCGCGCCAATTCAAATCCGCTAAATTTCACATATCCTTCTACAGTCACAATAATTTTAGCGCCAAATTTAGTTCTGTATTCCGGTAGCGCGTGTTCGGGTACACCAATTTCGAGTATATCTTTTCCGCAAGTCGTTCAGGGTGGGACTTCTTCTGTAACTGTAGCAATTGAGAATACTGGAGGAACGACATTAACATTTTTCGCGAATAGTACATCAAGTACATTGCCTTCGAGTGTAGGAAGTCTAACAAGCACATTAGCCCAATCTGGCACAGTATCATTGGCACCAAATGGATGTCAATCTTTTGTATTAACGCTGGTAACGTCTCCTTCGGCACCCGTAGGAACTGCTAACTTCGACCTAACAATTACTGCATATTAAGTTTTTGTTTGAAGGTTTTTTCTTTATACCACGTGACGAATTGTTTCACTAGCTGTCTCCAGACATCTTCATTATATGCGTCCCATAATTTTTCTTGTACGTAAAGTTTATCTTCGGTAGTGAAATCCTTTTCAAGTACTTTAAGTAGAATAGACACATCTTTCATAGTATCCGTAAGTGGAAGTCCCTGTTCGCGCGCATGATTGATGACTTTAGTGAAGCGTGAAGATGTAGCCAATGAAAGAGCAATATCGAGGTCTGGATTGCGCTTGCGGTTCCATTCTAAATTATTTCGCTCACGAAAATCGGGACGCACATATTTTGCCATATACGGGATTTGAGGCGGTACACTAGTAGAATTCCAGTAAACTATCTGACAAAGTCCGGGTTCGGGGCCGTGTTCATCGTGACGAGAGTGAAGTTTCGAATAATTTTTAATGACAACCCCTTCAATTATCTCTCCGCCGAGAATTGATACCCGATTTTTCGCGAACTCGTTAAGTTTCTCAGTTAACTCGGTCATAGAAATGTTATCATATTCACCTAAAATGGGAACCGCTTCTATGCCCAAGTCATGCGCGAGGGTAGGTAATTCGGATGGAAAAACCCACCGCGAATGAAGTTCGTCATATGCGTCAAACAGCATCAAATTGTTTTCCGGAACACGATTGTAGACTAATGTGTTATGCTTTTTGCTCGATAAAAATTCGCAATAGAAAGTGTATCCCTGATATCTATCAGGAGAAAATATCTTTTTCGCGCTCTCAACCGCAACTTCAAACATCTTTGGGACTGTCGTGGTTATGTTTTGATGATGAGAGCCGAATTGTATGGGTTTATTCTCGCTTGGAATGTAAACACGAAACTGCGACCCATCTACTTTTTCTTCTACATACACGTGTCCGTCCGTTATTCCACGTGACAGCGGTTCACCGAAATGTGGAACTTTAATATAATCATACAATGTGGAGCAATAGAATAAAAAATATATTTATAAGCGTTTCTACGTTTTTATAGATGCAAGAATGGCGTAGAGAAGAATCCTGAAAAGTGCCACCAGCCCAATACATAAAAGAACAGAGCCGCAATGATTGCTATTTCTATACCTTCTGTTGTATATAGACTGCCAGATGAAAACGTTTCCTCATATGGTGCGAATAGTAAAATGATTTCATAGACAAGCGAAGGTACCAAAAAAATCATATAAATAATCATTATACCTGACCACACTGGCATAGTAAAAGCGTAATATAGCTGGACGGCGGCGACTGCTATCCATAGAAACTTAAATGGAAAAATACGCGTATATCTATATTTTATAGTGTTCCCATCTTCTATTTGTTCAATATATGTGCCATTCTTAAATCCTTTCTCTCGCATATAATCAATTGTGAATATTTCACTTAGAGTTGTGAATTGTTGGCTTATATAGCCAAACAATACCAGCAGTGCGAATAGCATTGTAATCGTGCCTGCTGTAACTCTATATTATATATCTTTCCTAAAAATTATTATCCATCAAATTCAGCTATCATACATATTTTTTTGTTTTTTGTCTCTAAAAAACGTAATACTTCTCCTCGAATAGTATAGGTAATGTGACCCCAATCATTCCTCTGGCGCACTGGCATAAGATTACCTGTAAGAAAAGGAATTAAGGCATGAGGATGGGAAAACATGGGTGGTAATCGTTCTCGCTCTTCAGGAGACAGCATAGACTCATATAATTCTTTTAACTCATAACTAAGTTTTCTACAAATACGCATTTTATACATCCCCAAAAATTATACATTAAATCCGGCTATTATGCGTACTTTTTTGTTTTTCGCTCTCAAAAAATTTAATAATTCTCCTCGAATAGTATAGGTAATATAACCCCAGCTATTCTGCTGGCGCGCCGGCATTATATCGCCCCCAGAAAAAGGAAATAACATATAAGGATGAGAAAATACAGGTGGTAATCGCCGCCGCTCTTCAGGAGACAGCATAGACTCATACAATTCTGCTAACTCGGAACTAAATTTTCTACAAATACGCATTTTTATCCCGCCTTTAATGGTGCAGATGCATCGGCGCGAGTAATATAAAAAGTTAGAGGTAGATAATCCATATAAATTTGTTCTATAGTTCCTATAATCGATAACGTTAAGCCATCTAAAAAATTAAGTTTGCGCAAAGTACCTATCATTTGAGGATATTCTAGTTCAGCAAATGTAACCAGAACCTCAAGTGTATTTCTCCCAACATTCGCAGTTGGTGGTAATGTTATATTCGGCCTTATAATACGATATGTCACATCGCCCTCTCTTTTAATGATTGTTAATATTCCCATATTTTTTCATCTCGTCCATTCGCGAATATTTTGGTCGCGGACATAATGTTTAGCACTTCTGTTGGTAAAGGAGTAAACAGTATATTACATATACCCATACAAGCATAATCTAGTTGTCTCGAAATACGCACGTCTTCAATAATCGGAGTGTCATAATGCCTCATGCGATATACGCGCAAACTCGATGTTTATAAAAATTGCTCTTTTTTTAAAAGAAATCAACATACAAAACTGGAGGAGAAACGTCATCTAAACGTAACTCTCTTTTTACAATTAACATACAAACTCCGCGTTCGATATCGCGACGAATAAAATCAATATATAGTAAATTCGTGCGTACGGAATTGCCTATGCCAAACACATTTTTATCAGAATCCATAGATGAGGAGACAATGGTATCATTAAGATAAGTGCAGATTGGATGTCTGCACCTTACAGGTGTAAATTGTTTAAACATTATTAAATGAGTAAATATTTACGCTTATAAGGATTATGTGAAAATATTTTAAATGATACCAATGAACAAAAGTGCGCGAACATCATCGTCATTATCTAAAGATAAATCTCTTTTTACAATTAGTGTGCAAATCCCGCGCTCGATTTCGCGACAGATATAATCAATATATTGCGAATTCTCACATAAAGCGCGGTCTTTATAAAATGCGCTCCTCCAAAATCTCCTATCCACTAAAGAAATATTGTCATCGAGATATTTACAAACTGGGCGTACACAAGTTATAGGTTCAATTCGTTTAAACATTTTATAGCCACTTATACTGAAACTACAATTTTGGTGGTTGTACTAAAGTATATCGGTCTAAGTTCATACCCCAACCACGTTCATGCATATTATCGGTTGACCCTACATACACATATTCTGGGTGTTCTTTCAGAAAGGCAGAGACATATTTACAATCTGGCATATAATAGTCAATATCATAGCGTTTATACGCTTCTTTTTCAGTCTCTATCTTTTTAATACCTTTAACAAACACATCCGCTGCCGATGCTCCAAAACCGCCTTCATGTATAAAATAAACTTTCTTAAGCATTGTTTGCTTATTCATAGGCTATCACAGAAAAACTGATATTATAAAGATTTCTGAAAAAACAATGTACACAAGTTGCGCGGCTAAAAGCATGTTATGTCTGTTTACATTTAAGCATAACGTACTTCTTTATCGAAGAGAGGCGTATCGTATCTGCGCATATCACCCACCTTATCCAAAGATTTGGTTTGTCAAGATGAAAACAAATTTATCCTCGTAATAAGGCCTGATGAGTTTAGCCGGTTTAAAAGACTCTATCATACCACGTTCAATATCAGAAGTTCTATCATATATAGCACCAACCGGAAGCCTATTTAAAGCGATTCGAATATCCTCATCACGAGGTAAATCAATAGAGTAGAAATTATCGTGAAACTCAAAAACTGCGACGTTGATTTGCTTAATTGTTTTATACACGTATCGCGCGTCGCGCACCGCGTTTATAAGAATTACTAAACTTTTAAAAGAGTAACTCAAACGCGTCATCTATGTGTATACAAGACTCGTACTCTCTGATTAGCGCGCTCTCAATTGAAAAAGCAACATCGAAAAGGTTGTCCTCAAAATTGTTTTGAAATCCTCTTAAAAACCAATATACTAAATCATCAGCAATCACGACATTACAATCATATACCATAATATGAATACCCTTATTAATTTCTTTCGCGGTAGAAAAGTCTGATTTGCGCAGGGTCAAAAAATCCATTTTTACTCATCATATTCAAGCGCGGACGTTTATAAGAATTACTAAATTTTTAAAAGCGCGCGTTTCCGCGAATGACATATGAAAAGTGCGTACATGGACTTAAAGTTTCACAGGCGCATTTTTCTGTTTCTTGCATAAAATGCCGCACGTCTGGGAAATCGAAAGATATTACGTCTGAGAAATCGAGAGATATTATTTTATCGAGATATAACTCGATTAAACTTAATTCAATAATCCTATACGGGACGGATATTTGTCGCATATACGCACACATACGCGCGTAACTTTATAAGAATTACTAAATTTTTAAATTTACACAATTAAACGATTAAATCGAACTCATCGTCCATATGTATACACAGCTTGCGTTCAGCAGCTAGCGTGCTTTCGATTGAAAATATAACTTCAAAAAGGATATTTTCAAAATTTATTTTAAACATATCTAAAAACTCAGATATTAATTTATTAGTAATCACATATCCACATTCAAATTCCGCGGTATAGATACGTTCGTTAATATTTTTCGCAGTTAAAAAATCTTCCCCGGTCAAAGAGGTCATTTCTTACTCACTTTTTTTGTTTCGAAAAGAAGGCGAATCATCTCTGGAGAAAAGGTGAAGTATTGTAAAATAGAAATATCTGGAGATGCCTTCTTTTTCTTCAGCACAATGTCTGAAATTTCCTTCTGTACCAATTTCACCACCCACCTAATCAGAAATAATAGTCAGCATTTAAATCTCTCACATTGTGAATAGTCCTGAAAAGACCGTCATCGATGTCTACCGCGACTTCGAACTCCACCAGATTATATTTGAGGACAGTTTTATAAAACGTAAAATTAGATTTCATTCTCACATCCGCATTATTATACATGGACTCAAGACAGTGATGAATTTTCCAACGTATATACATACCGTCTGGGCGCGCCCCGCGTGTATAAAAGGATTCCTTAAAATATAAAAATTTAAAACATCCAAATCCAAGCTATTTTTTCATCGTATAAATACATACGGGGTTTGGAGGTAGTTATAAAAACGGCTCTATTAATTTCCCCTATGGTATTAAGACCTTCGAAGTTATATCTGCCTAAAATACAATAAAACGCGAGTCTAACATCATCTTCAATTTGCTCGCCCTCACTAACGCACATAGCGCGGAGTTTATTATTAATCTTCTGACGGATGCGCATATTCACTCGGATATATCGCACATATATAAAAAGAATTCTTAAAAAGTTAAAGCAGCCAAATCCAAATTATTTTTTCATCGCGTATATATCTTGGGTCATGGACAAGCCTAAAACTGCCGTTATCAATTTCCCCTACGGCATCGATTCCCATAAAGTCATATCTGGACAAAGTATGAAAAATAGTGTATCTATTATGTATCATTCGCTCTCTCTCACTGTGGCATACATTAGTGAGACTTCTATTAATCTTCCGATGTATATTCATATTCACTCGGGCACGCTCACTTAGGTAAATCGCGTATATAAAAAGAATTCTTAAAATTTAGAAGAGGAAAGAAATCCAAGCTACTCTCGAATCGTGTACATCCACCGCATTTCGAATAGACATAAAAATAGTTGTATCAATCTCTCCCACAGTTCCCAATTCTTCGAAATTGTATTCGAGTATGGTTCTATAAAGCGCGCGGTTAGATTCCATTTGCGCGGTCGCGTTCTCGTACACATCGCGGAGCCGGTGATTAATTTCATACTGTATATGCATACTCGTTCGGTTCTCCCGGGTCAATGTAATCTTCGTAAAGTACTTTGCCTATGCCGCATTTGCAGCATTTCTTTTTATGAAGTAAAAAATTATGCTCATGGACTCTCTTTGCTTCCGGATGGGACACACAAAAAGGGCCATGTATATTCTTCCCATATCTTACAACTTCGGTCACAAAACTGTGCCAGCAATGCTCACATGACGTTTTTTTCATTTAAATCTCCCTTAACTCGCGCGGATACTTTATATATATAAAGATTTCCGCAAAACTAAACTAACCGGGACACGCGACCCAGTATTGGTTTTTCTTTAGTTTTTTATGTATTTTTATATACCTATAGCCCCGCACGTTGCGGGGAGACCTCACTCCACGCAAACCGCGCTATTTAACGCGTGGTCGAGTTCTGTGTATTCCCGAATTTTTATGCAGGCCGCGCGCTATATAAAGCTTTCGCTCGCGCTCGCCCCCCGTATGGGGTATATAAAGCTTTCGCCCCCGCGGCACTGGAAATCCGCGAGCGCGACCAGCGTTTCCACTGGAAAGTTGCTTAGGCTTTCTTTAGCAGTAAGATGTATCCACCCCGCTTAAGATTCACGGACACCAGCATGTAGCCATAACCATACAAGATTTCGAGTACGACACCCGTGATTATCTTATCGCGTCTCGCTGGATAAACGCGTAAGATACACTCGGTTGACCCCTTTTCGAACCGAACATCCTGCATTATATCTGCGTGGCGCGTACGTATTTGTGTAAGTGCTTCATCAGTGGCACTAATCACTTGCGCGTTTTCCGCGCGCATTTCCATCCCGTTCACGTTTTGGCTCATTACCACGCGTAACGCTTTAGCGCGTATATAAACTTGTATGTTCGAACGGGGCAGTCGCGCCTGATGAACTCGTATCCACCTCAGTAGTCCACCGTGGAAATATCGACAAATTGGACGGAATAATCACGCAAGTAATCGCGCAGGCCGAATCAGCGGGGCACGAACTACTCGAATTTTATCGCCAACTCGCAGAACGACAAATAACTCCCGAGATTGCGAACGAATTGCTGAATACACTACCTTCAAAAGTATTCAAGTCAATAGAACTAACGCGCAAAACGAAACAGAACCCAGAACGACAAATAAACGTAACGAATCCGAACGCGACACTCTGGGATGTGTTCAATGAAGTAACTGAATACACCTCACATCAAGACCTCACGCCGCGCACAGCTACGACATACACACAGCAATTACACGCGGTATTAGCTGAAATAATCGCGCGCTCGTAAATCAACGCGGGCGCGCGCCACATTTTTTTATCGCGCTTAAATTTTTTAGTTAAACTTATATACCTTAGCGTGTGCTTTATTCGCGGTGAAAAATTGGAAGATACAATAGCTGTATTTGTTTGTAAGAAACATTTTAAGAAAATGCCTTCTGATGTATGGGACACGCCCCCGTCACCGCTGAAGGATGGGATAATAATCTCTCCGCTCACCGGTCAAAAGCATAGATGTGAATGCGATTATTGTGAACGCACCGCCGCGTACAGCGGATACGCATACGCAGAGTTAATATGCGATTTATAGCGCGCGATTTTTTAGTCAAGTTTATATACTTTAGCACGTGCCTTATTTGCGGTGGAAAAAATGACGGAGTATTACGAAAGCACGCCTGAACGCGATTCACTTGAAGCAATAAACAGCATATTACGGAGAGTTGAATTTTTGCGTGATGTCACTGATGTAGGTGAAATACAGCTACAAGACAATGATAAACACTTCAGTGTCACAATAGTAGCTAATGGAGAAGTCTATACTTTAACGGGTTCAATCACTCGAAGCAAAAAGGGATACGTTGCGAGTGCGGAATTGGAAAAGATAGAATTCGACTAACGTGAATTTTTTACGCGATAATTTTTTAGTCACCCTTATATACATGCTTTAGCGATACGCGTGCTGAGGTGAAGTAGAAGATGAGTGAGAGTATGAATGAACACATCTCAGGTGAGGAATGTGACGGGCCGTGCGCGATATGTGACCGAATTCGTGAAGATATAATACAAGCATATACTGAACGGAGGATAGGTCTTGAGTGAAACAGAAGACAATAAAGGCGCTTGAGAGAGCGCTAAACGACAATACAACAATCGGGCGCGCCTTAGTACGAAAGTACACGAGAGAGTTACACGAATACAAGCGGTTGCTTGATGACTTGCGTGAGTAGATTTTTTTAGCGCGCGGATTTTTTAGTCAAGTCTGAAAGAACCCATAAAGAAGTTTAGGCCCCTATTCCCGTCCAGTGAATTGACGATTTTAAGTCGTGTTTCCACTACATCACCGATTTTTACTTCACTCTTTGGTAGTTTGGCTATTGTGAAGTCGCCTTCCCAGTAGCGCGATAAATCATCACCGCGTTCACGTACGAGAGTTAACCCGTACGACTGAGCTTTTTCTTTGAGGTATGCGTGTGGTATGACTGTGTAGCGTTTACTCACGATTGACACGACTTTCCCGTCTTGGCTGAGAATGGCCTTATATCCTGTTTCATTCTCTGGCTTGACTGTGTTGTCGTAATAGACTAGTGCTTCTGAAAGACCGTATCGCACCCATGTGTTGTTTACGGCACCGCGGTATAACTGGATTTGTTCTATTTCGCTCATGTGGTTTTTCACCAGCTAACCCTAGCGCGCCAAAACTATATAAAGCTTGCTGAAAAATTTTAACGCGCTTAAAACGCGCGGTTACTCACTCGTGATAAATGTTCAAATATCAATCACTTAGTCACCTTTCACTAGCCACCTGCGCCTAATTTTCTTTGTACTGTTTTCATTGAACATTGCTTTTATTACTCTCATTTTTTGCTCTGGCTTTGCGTTCAGTAGTTCGAGAAACCAGTAATTGTTTAGATTGAAGCATTTAGAACAAATATTAAAGTTTCTTGCATATCCATCATAGCCATCATATTTAAAGTCGCGCCACTCTGATATTGTTGCTTTATTGAGTCCGCAACATTCACATGTCTTTCTTTCCATTCCTTTATCACCTCTGCTTACACTAGCTTTGATAACTATATAAATATATTGCTGAAAAATTTATCGCGCCTAAAACCCATATATTAGCGCGAACCAGCCCTTACGCTCGCGTGTAACCACGCCTTCTAAAATTTTCGGCGCGCCATTAATTACCGCGCTAACCGTGAACGAATTTTCTTTTTCGTTTATTTTAATCTCTTTAACGTCTAACGTAACATCTAATTTAATCGCTTCGAGTACATTCTCTACCGCTTTTTGCGCGGTTTGTTCGAATCGGTCGCAAATATACATCATACGCGCGCATAGCAAACTATCGCGTATATAAAGCTGACTAAATAAAAAAATTAGGGCGCGCTAAAAAAACACGCCCGCGGTTTCTCTCGTGTTTAGTCCTTCACTAATCGCGGGAGTTTCACGTTCTGGCTCCTCTCGTATACGAGAGCCACTTCACCGACTACTACACCGACCGCGATAAGCGAGAGTGCCAAGTCTAGGAGTTCGGGCGGAATCCGTGAAAGGATATACTGGACGACGAAATATACCGCGGCCGCGAGTATGGCGAACGCGAGTGTTATCAACGCGGCTCTACCCAATTTTCCCATTTTTCCACCTCCCGCGCGCTAAGCGTTGACCGAACTATATAAAATTTACTAAAAAATTTACCGCGCCTAAAAACGCACCTAAATGAAGTCTATTTTTGCCGGTTCTTCAGATATAAGAACACTTTGCTGTGCTAATTCGGTCTTGATGCGGTTGGCAAGTTGGGTGAAAAATTCGCGCGCTTCAGAATCGCGCAATCCGTCCACGTACGTATAGAGAATTACGCCGAAGTCGCGCACTATTTGATGTGTCGCGGGGTCTATCCATGCCCCGTTAAACGGTATTTCGGTACAGCCACCGAATTTTTCTGATATCTCCTTAGTATACGTGTCCGCGTGTTCGTTGAAGTCGTCCCCCGTGGGTACATAAACCGAAAATTTTGTCGCGCTCATTCTCATTTTTTCGTTCACCTCTAGCGCGCATATTGTTTTCGCGAGTATATAAAGATTCTGAAAAAATTTTATTTCGCTTTCGTGTTAAATTTCACCGAGAAGTCGTCATATTGTTTTTTCTCTCCGGCTTCTAAACCGCAAACGCAGGAACTAGCTTCTCCGAAATCAATTATCTTCTTTTTGTTTATCTTTTTACTCCATTTTTTGAAGTCTTCAAGTGTGTAAACATGATGCTTACCTATTAGTGAATCACTTGTGTCTATTATGTCTTGGATGTGGATTAACCCATCAGGCGTTTTATAGGTATAGAAATATATAGAACGCTCGTCGATATAGTACTTTCTTTTACCTATTTTTATCACTGGTAATTGACGAGGCGTGTGAACTACAGAGATTTCAATCTCATCTTTTTTTGCTGGGTCTCTTTGTTCCATATTGCGCGTAACGTTAAATGAATATATAAAGGTGACTAAAACTTTTACTCGTGCGCGCTAATTTTTGAGTGCATAATCTAGCGCGTAAGCGATTCCCGCTATGACAAATGGTAGAACGACTAACACAAAAAATAGTTGCAAGAAGTAAGTAACGATATTCAATTTACTTACGCGGCTCCAAGAACTTTATATGTATATGTGTTTCTTTACACGTTCTTGAAATTGCTTGTAATTTGCAATGGCGCGTAACTCCGTGGGAGTCAAGTGTTCGTAGCTTATGTATGTTGTTATCCCTATATTATTTACGATATAATGGCCATTTCTTATGACATTATCTCCATTCTGTAAGGCAGCAAGTATGATACTTTTAGTGTGTTTTCTAGCTGACAGGTTAGAAATGTCTATATCCTCCATTTTCTCACTCACCTCTTTCTTGTAATAGCTGTCTCATTGCTTGTATTTGGTTCTGTGTGTCGGTCAAAATTTCTTCGAGTACATCTCTCGGCGTTTCAGTATCTCGCTTATACCGCTCGTAATCACTCTCAAGCAATTTCAGGTCATCTTTTAGGGCTTCACTATCACGGTAATATTGCTTCTGCCCACAGTATCGCTTGTAATATTTTATTGTTTTCGCGCGAAATGATTTATCAGTCATTCCTCACACACTCCCCTGTACGTCCCAGTCATGGAGAAAATCCAACGTGGCCAGCATCCCGTGAGACTGAACTATAAGTTTCTGTTTCTTCTCAGTTTCAGTATCAGTAACATCAAGTTCGTAATAAATTCTTCCCGCGCGCTGGAATTTCCACAGTTCGAACAGGTAATTATCCTTTTTCGATTCCCTTTCTAGCGTTTTCATTCCATTCACCTCGGTTTTGGGAAGCGAGCAATCCTATATAAACATTTATCAGATTTTTTACTCGCTCAACTTTTAAAACAAACTTTATATACGTCTGGCGCATCAGAGGTGCCGAGGTGAAAAAATGAGTACGAGATGTCAAATTCTGTTCGTACGAGAAGGGGAATACAAGACACAGGACGGCAAAAAGAAAACGTGGCGAGAGGAAGCGCAAATATACCGACATTCAGATGGTTATCCAAGTGCCGTGATACCCGACCTTTACGAATTCTATCAGTGGAACACCGGACGGAACGATGATGTTTCATATCTCGCAGCGAACTTTATTTTTTACATGAAACGTAAGGGTGAGGAAAAGTACGATATTTCTGGCGCGTACGGCAAACCCCACGACTATAAAAGCGTAGACGGAAACGATATAGTACAACTCGGCTATGGAGTAGAAAAAACAAACCATAAACTCCATGGCGATGAAGAGTGGCTATATCGCGTTACAATCACAGGCAAAAGCGAAAACGACACACTGAACTGGGTAGTAGCAATTGCACGCGTCACGCAAAAAAATCAAACATTTGACAACGCGAAATATGAAATCGAAGCCAATCTGCGCATCCTGATTCAGAAAACCGCGAACCTAGTAGCGGGAATTACATTTCCTCTCTTAACTTAGCGCGCCAACGTTTTTTATATTTTTTCTCCATCAGTTAGAGCGGATACTTAACAAACTTTATATATTTTAGTCGCGTAGGGTAATACGAGGTGACAAATCTGTGATAACGAATATCGAACCGTTTGAAAACATATTTGACCGACAAAAGTATATCGCGGCCGTATTCGCGCGTAACCCTAGGCGCGCTAAGGATTTGGAAACCATGTATATAGGCACATTTGACGACGACGCGCTTACCGACTTGGCTAAACACGTACCCGCGCTCACGGAAGGCGAGAAAGATATATGTGATTTATTCGTACACTTAATTACACACGAGACTTTACATCTGGTTCTCAAGCGCGTTGAAGGCAATGATGCGTGCCACGCGTTAGACGGCGCGCGAAAGTATGATTTCTACGGCGTTCCTACAGAATTTTAGTGACGCGCCAATATTTCTCTCTCCGATTTTTTGTCTAGCAAGAAAGGTAGTTTTACGAAAGAGGTCGCATAATCGTCTTCAGTGCAATATACATAGACCCACCACCGCTTACCATTCTTATCGGCAAGACCGTCCGAGTGCTCGTAGCCGAAGAATGTATTAGCTTCATGCGTCATAGGTATGCCTTTCTTGTGCGTACCATAGCAGTGAAAGCGCATACCTTTATATTTCTTTATGAACGCTTCCACCTCTCCCCCATCTTTTTCGCTTAATTTTTTCTGGTCTATCATTTTTTATCGCCCCAATCGTCCAAATAAAATAGTAGCGGGAAATAAGACATGACACATATTGATAAAAGCCACGCAAACTGAGAATTCTTGAGGGTGAGAACTATAAGAGTCGCCTCTAGGCTGAAGAACAGCAGCCAGACTACTGTCCTGTATTTTCGCAACTCTGTTCTCGTCATTACTCTTTATCTCTCCCCGCTAATATATATAAAGTTTATTCAGTTTCTATACAACATTGCTAGCGCGCGAACAAGTATTGTTTTGTCTAGAGTGATTCGAAGTTGCTGGCTGCCCAAGTTGTAGAATTTATCCATACATTTTTTAGAGCAAAATTCCTGAATCGGGAACGCGTCTCGGGACTTCGGTGAAGTGATTAGTATTCCTTTAGACGTTCGGTTGAATTCTTTCCCACACTCGCTACATATTCCTGTATCTATATCCACTTCTTCTCGTTTAGGATTGTTTTCATCGCACGCGTAACATATGTAGTCTCCATCGGGATAGCGTCTGCCCATTCCTTTTCTTATTTCGGGGTCATTAAACTCAGGAATTCGATTTATATAATTTCCGCTCACAAAATTTACACTTCTACCGCACTCCGCGCACCATTCGTTTTCGCGCTCACTTTTTTTATTGGATTTCATTTTCTTATCTCTGCCCCGTTAGTTTTGATAATTATATAAAGGTTGTTGAGTTTTTTCTCTAGCGCGTAGGTATTGATTTCTCGATAATTTTTATATAGTCTGCGCTATTGTATCTTATTATGAAATCGGATGCTCGTGTGGTAGAGTTAGATTCTCGCATAGGGCAAAAACTCAGAGAGTTACTTGTGGGAGCGCGAGAAATGTATAGAGGTTTTGGCGCGCAGAACATTCCCCGCCTAGAAAATTTTATCGAGGACATAGATTTATTTACGTATTCTATACTAAGTAACAGGAGCTATCTATCAGATGCAACTAAGTTGCGCTTTCTTTACAATCTCGCGTCTGTAGATATGTGACTTTATTTTGACATCAGGCGTTCGTGTAGTAAAGTTAGATTTCCGCGTAAAACAAGCGCTCACAGCGTTGCGCGTAGATATGCTAGAAATGCCTGCAGTTTTTGATTCAATAAGTATTCCGCACTTAGAATGGATAATTGGAGATATAAACCTATTTTCGTACGGACGACTTAGCGGTTCTGATGCATTAGACATTGCTACGTTGCGCTTTCTTTATCTTTTCTCGCGCGCGCTTTAGAATATGATTTTGGCTAAACTTTTATATAGTTCGCGATAATATATCTCTCACCATGAAATGCGAAATACTCACCACGGACAATAATATTACTCGGAATTTGCGCGGATTGATGTTTACCGGCCGTCTTGACAGCGCGCGATTTTTTGTTTCTTCTGTTGGGTTGTTTTTCGCGGAGACTGCTTTAGCCGAAAGCGCACAACACGGGTATGTTATGATACGCGCATATACACGTGATGCTGGTTTCGAAGCAGTCTATATAGATAACGCGGATATAGGTAGTCTCCTTTAAATTTTCTAATAAACTTTTATATAGCGCGTTCTCGCATAAGGAGCCGGTGACCTATATATGAGTACGGAAAATTCGGGCGCGCCAAACAAAAAACAGGTAGCGGAATACGAGCGTCGAATGAAAGTGCTTTTTCGTTTAAGTGAACTATTCGATAAACTCGGATATAAAGTTGAAGTGCGCGATGGCGAAAGTGATATAGTGTGGCTCGATTCTCGCTATGCTCTCATTCTCAATTACGGCCGTGCGAGCGCGCTCGGCCCCGTGAGTGTTTCTGTAAGGGAAATACAAAACATATAAACGCGCGGGCATGAGACGCGGATATGAAACATGAAACAGTGTGTGCCGCGAGTGCGCCGCAACGTTACCCGTCTTTATTTAAGCGCTAATTTTTTGTGCTAAACTTATAAACCCCGTAGCGCGCGGAATACTTTATCTGCGATACGCTCACTTTTTACTAGCATAGCGAGCCATGGTTTCCTTTCCATATCTCTTAATTCTTTTCCGCGCATTTTTCAGTTTCATATCTCACGAATCCGTATATCGTTCGCACGAGAAACGAAAACTCGCTCTGCATAATATAGAAACCCGACCCTACCCAGTGTTGCGAGATGTAGCGCGAGAGTTCGAATTCTATCTTTTCTCTCGCGTCATCTATTTGCGCGTTAATTTTTTCGGTTATGAGTAGTTTACATTTCATGGTTTGTCGTACCCCGCGTCTCTGAGTTCTCTTTCTGCGCGATTTTCAGCTTCATCTCGCGCAAAACCGTACACAGTCTTTATAAGCAACGACAAAGCGCTCTGCATATTATAGAAGCCTGACCACCGAGGACGCTCTAAGATGTAGTTGCGTTTAAAGTCTGCCTCCATTTCCTCTTTCGCGTTAACTATTTTCGCGTGAATTTTTTCAATTTTACGTACTTTACATTCCATGGCTTATCACCATTTCGCATCCCAGTACATCTATTCCCAAACTAAATTTTTCCATTTTTACGCACTTTATGTACCATATTCTGTCATCCTATTCGCGATTTCTGCGCGCGCCTCTAAATAATTTAGAACTCGTATCGTTATCCAAAATTATGTATATGTTTTCTACTATATCCTTAAACCTTCTCCCCAGTGGATGCTTGAAAAACAAATCGCTGAAATAGAGCGGCCACGTATCACTGTATTTTTGCGCGCTTGAAACAAACACAGGATAATTCTCAATTATACTTAATTTTGTTTCGTTTATCGCAGATTCTATCTTATCAGCTATTGGCGAATCTATATACATTTTCTTTTCTGAGGCGCACGGAACGCACGCGCGGTTTATGAACGTTATTCTACAATTCACTTATTCTGCGCGTAATATTTTCCCATTCCATGCTCGTTCCAATCGCTCCTAAATCTTCAGGTAAGTGAAGTACGTATTCTGTTCTGTTTGATATACCTTTTAATTTACGATATGCACTATCATCTAAAACCATATATATACTTTTGAGCGCGATTAAAAAATCTTTGAACAGAGAATGACTAAATGGGACGCTCGCGTGTACGCTTAGTTCTAATTCACTCAAGACTAATTCCATATTATTTTTAGTCGGTAAGTCTATTTTTATATGTTTTGAGCGCATCTTCTCTAGGTCTATAGTTATGACTTATAAGGTTTGTTCTATATATTTCATTAGAGGTACCACTAAGTCGGCCAACGGTGAAGGTGGCTCGGGGCCACGCCTTTCGACGTAGCCACTCCCGAAAGCCGCTTCATAAATGCAATCGGGAGCCTGTTACTTCTCCACCTTCAACTCTCTTATGTATTGCATTTATTTATCTCTATCGGCTAATCCTAAAACAGAGAGAAAGATTTTTATATATCCATCTTTTACCCAATCGTGTATTTATCCGCTGGCGTTCTTTTGAACGCCAGAATAATCTTTATAGTTCATAACTTTTGTTCTATATTATCCCGTTAATATCTACGTCCTAATCTCCTTATTTGGTTCTACTAGCTCAAATTCTCCAAAGATTTCTTTTGTGTGGTACTTATGCCCCGAATTCGCAAAAAGAATAATATCCCCATGATTTTTTGCCCAAATCCAGATTTCCTGCTTCAGCATATTATACCAATCACCATTATCAAATTCAGGATGCTGAATCAGAATGTCTAGGACGTTAGCCAAAATATAGGAATCAATACGCATAACTACTCAACTCCCTATTTCACGCGCAGCTTTCTCACGATTAAGTTTTTAAGTTTTGCGCTGTCTATCTTGGCTGCGACCGGTATGTTAATCACAGATATGCCCAGCCGTTTAAGTCTTTTTGTCCGTGTTATGCATTTGTAATAGTAAGGTTTGTACGTCACGTGAAAATTTGGATTTATTTCTAAATCAATTTTTTCTCGCGGAAAGTAAAAGTCGGGATAGTAGTTATGGACTCGCCCCCGCGAATCGCGTACCTGAATAGGTTTCCCGTTAGGCAGTCATTCGTGCGAAAAATCGATTCCTTCTTTAAATCCTAGCGCAATTAAAATTTCGCGCGCCACACGTTCCGTTGGCGAGTATTGTAATGGGTTGTGCCCCGTATTTCGGTACACGTTTCTCCATCCCGTGCTCATTCTGTTCACCTCTAAACCCCGTAAGTGAGGAAGCTATATAAAGTTAACTAAAAAAATCTCGCGTATAACTTTCATTCGTGTTTAGGTTTATATTCCTTTAAGACAGAAGTTTCTTCTTTTTGCGCGCCATATGATGTAGCAATAACGTTACGAGTTAGTTTATCCAGCTTGGTACCCGTATCAGCGAGAGACATATTCACCTTTTCGTTTTGTTTTACCGCGATATATTGGTCAACCTTAGCTTCTGTGAGTTTGTCAAGAATTCTTGAAACACGGTCGTGCGACGGGCGTTCACTCATTTTCTTCACCGAAAGATAGCTAGCGCCTCGTTATATAAAGCTAGCGCAGATTTTAGGAAATGCCTTCAAATTTTTATATAACGAGTTTGTATGGAAAGACGCGATAAAATTGATTGGGTTGACTGGCGTGGGAGATATACGCTTTAATATGTTTGGAAAATATCTTAAAGACAATTTTAATCGCGAAATTAATATTTTTATGCATCCATATGCGTTCAATTTAAATTTAGGTTTTATTCGCGATATCACGTTTGAAATTGATTGGGAATACCAAAAAACATACAAGAATTATGTACGCGAATCGCGAAAACGCTGGTGGGAGATGTAAAAACGATGTTAAAAATACCTTCTTACCCCGCTAAAGTGGAAAAGGCTTGGCGCACTGAAAGAGGAGAAACACGAAGCGACCTTTGTCGCGAAGGATGGTTTTGTGAATATTGTACTGAGTTTAAGGGAATAAGACCTATGTACAGAAGGGTGGTACATAGTATCGAAGACGCAACAATAGAGATAATAAGACTAAAACTTGACCCTGAAAAATGCGATTTTACAAGTATCTAGGGGATTTAAATGATAGAAATCGTAACTGAATATACGCGCAACTCGTGGGAACGAGTGGAATTTATGCGTGAAGACGAACTAGAAGCAGCCGATTTTTATATTTATTCACGCATTTCAAATTGGAATCCGCTTGATTTCGAGATTGTGTTTGTGGCTACGCGCGGAATACATTCCTATACTAACATCGATTTTTACGCTAAGAAAAGAAGTGTATGACGGGGATTTTGCGCGTTCTTAATTTTTTTCAATTCTTCCATCAGACAGCTTCCCACGCGTCCGCGGATGGTTAAAACATTAACATGGAAATCGTGATAAGCTTCTGTTATTGCGGTAAAAGCGTTTTCGGATATATCTGTATCCGCAGAAGATAAAGCTTGTAGAATTTTAAATACTATGACGCGTGTCGTATTTCCTAATTCTTCTGTTTCTACCCGTCTTACATGACGCATATAATTTTCACTCTTTACGCGTTTCGTGCTTATCTTGTTCACGTCTCTCTCGCTCGCGCGTTCTGAGCACTCTGGCTACAGCTTCTTCATCTGTAATTCCTACTTCTGCGAACTGCGCAAGTATTTTTTCAGCGCGCGCAAGTTTTCGTCGAGTTACGTTCTTCATGTACGCAAGTTATCTAGTATCCACTCTATAAGGTTTTTGGAAATTTTTGCCCCCGTGGGGAGGTGAACAGCCACGGGGGCCACGTTCGTCACGGGCGAGAGGGGCCATCATTTGTGCGGTCGCCGCAGCAGCCAAGACGACCGCAGTTAGTAGTATAAAGAGTAAGTTATTTAAACCTTTATGGTAAATTATTTTTATGTTTCTGAGCGTACAATAAGTACATGATAAAAATCTGAGACATGGCTAGAAGTTGCGCCCCGTTTAGGTTCTAGGACTATAGCGGGTGGGGGGATGTTACATATGGTTGCGCGACTTACCAAAGACATAGTACTAGGGAATATAGACCGTTGTAGATTAGACATTGGATTTCGTCTAAAAAATGTGGCAACTTCGTTCGCAAGCGCGTTTAATTCGCCGTTAATTTTATATGCTATTTCTTCTACGTATTCGATTCTAGGCAACTCCTTTTGATTTTCTCCCACATTGATTATAAAGTTGTTCAATAAACACCACCACTTAAAATAAGTCTATTAAAGTAGTAGTTTCTGGGGTTATCCCTAGTTCCAACACTACAATATGATTAAAAGTTACGGTATAATTAAAAGGTAAATTAAGTATACTCCCGTTATTTATAAGTTGCATGTCATTAGTGTTCCTGTAGAAATCTGCGATGGGCGTTTCAGTCGGAGTATGATACCAATATACTTCATGTAATAATTCATTCAAGTTATGCGCAATTGTATTAAGTGTCTTTCCGTCGTATGGAAACTTACTATATTCTACAGTTTTTTCGCCAATATGAATCACAAATTTGTTCATAATTTAAAACTCTCCAGCACACATTACTGTCCTACGCAAAGCTGAACCTACTCCGTAATATGTATTTCTTATATTTAAATTTCATAGTCCTCATCAAAGTCTTCATCAACCCCCTTATCAAATTTGTATTTGTACATATAGTCTGATATATACATTCTATGTTTTCCATTATCAACTGCTCTATTAACCCACTCGTCTATGGAATTTTGTATAGCGCGCAAAAACATAATAACGTCCAGATTATCGACTTCGTTATATAATAGATATTTTAAGGCCAGAGTATCAACTGCAAGACGCATCTTTACTAGCTCCTTTACAATCGCATATGCAGGACGGGTTTTGTACTCAGATTGTAATGTCGCTGTCGAATCCGTATATATCATACGTATTATCATTTTATGTAATACCGGCGATTATGTCAGATATATAGCTTTCGTCGGAATTGATTATCTATTTTTTACGCGCTCTATTATGTTCTGTAACGTGGCATCGAAAATATCAGTAGGAGTTGCTCTAAACGGAAACGACCCATCGATTTGGTTTAGAGGCCATAATTGGAATACGCCTTTTATCTTTAGTGCTATGCGGACACAGCATTCATCTAGTCCCAAGTCCTCTGGGATTGAGAACAGTACACAGACTCGCATAAAGTAATGGGATAATATTGTAGAATATATGGTTTTCTCTAAATAATAAAATAAAATAAAAATCGCGATAAAAAATTATGTTTCAGCTAGCAGCGAATTGAAATATTCTTCCGGATTGATTTCGTTGTTGAGTTGGAACATCGCTGTAAGTGCATCATCGATGGTCTTAAGGGGTTTGCGGTCTCGGCCCCGTTCCTGTGTAAGAAACGGTGGTACGCGTATGAAGGTTATCTTCGAAGTTGATGGACACTGCACTTGGAGAATTTTCGCGGGCAGATTTTCGCCATCTTGTTGGTCATCGTTCAATTGAACTTCGTATAGTGCATATGTGATTGGGACGTTTAGCGGGGGTCTGGACGTTGTCGTTCTTTTTTCGAGTTCCTTTGCATCCAGTTCACGCAGCATTCGTTCATATCCTAGTATTTCGATTGCTCGTGTTCGCACTTCAATGTTCTCTATTTTCAGAACTTCTTCAGCCGATATTTCGCGCTTTACCACGCGCCAGTATAAGTCTTCGGGGAAGAGTGCTCCATGTATGAAATAGAGGTCTCCGCGGTGGTTGTGCCATTCTACAGCGGGGCCGTTCGTGGAATGTAGTCTCATGCGGTCATCCATTCGTATCTTTTTCGGATACGCGCAAACATATACGTCTCGGTCTGGGACGAAATCGTACACACCTTTTTTCACTAGGTCTTTGTAAACGAAAAATAGTTCTTTCGATGGTTTGAAACCCATTTGTTCGGCAGCTTCAAGTTTTGCTAACCACGCCGCGTCCCAGCCACCACCCTGATAGCTGCTGAGATACAAGAACTCGCCTTTGTATTGTTGATACTTTTTACGCTTTCGTAGCACGTTGTGGATTGCTATTTTTTCATCAATGAGAGACAAGAAAATCTTTATTTTGCGTGGTGGCTTTTCGCCGCTTAGTTCGTATAGTCTGTCCATGAGAGGTCTGATTTCTTTCTCATCTGGAATTTTGCCCGACTCGAAAATCAGCTTGTACCATTCGTTCTTTACTCGCTCTAGGATTTCTTTTTTCGCTTCTTCTGTTAGTTCAGACATTGCGCATTTAGGTGCGCGCTTTTGGTTTATAAAGCTTTTGCGATTTCCTTTCTAACATCCGTTTTGCTTCCCGTTGTATAATACGTCGTATTCGCTCCGCAAGCGGCCAATAAAATATGAACAGTTCATTTATCATATCTACTTGTTCGTCTTCGCTTTCAAAATTAAATCCGGCGCGGTTCGCGTAAATATTTTCTGTGCGCAAAGTATCAGCGACTGTCTTTATAACTGAAACGTTGGCTGCGGAAGTTACATTCAAATTTTTAGTTCGCACACTCCTATATCCTTTATACAGACCTCTATAAAGTTTTATCTTTTTTCTGCGTGATTAAAACCGTAAAAACATTTATATAATCCATAATTTTAAGGTAGCCCGATATGACAAAACAACTATATCGACAGGGTGATGTAATGTTTCTGAGAGTAGACACACTTCCCCCCGAAGCGACTCCGCTCAACACTGATATCGTTGCATACGGTGAGGCGACTGGCCATCACCACAGAATACAGGGCGCGCAACTACTCCAGCTACAGAACAACAAGTACGCACAAGTAGCGGAACGCGCCGTTGTTGTTCACGAAGAGCACAAGCCAATCGAACTTCCAGCGGGAATGTACAGAATCATTCAGCCTGTTGAATACAACCCTGTAGAAATGCGACGGCTGGCAGATTAAACATACGTTTTTTTATTTTTTTATTTTTATCATAAGCTATATATATTGCTATTTCAGTAAGAACGATGCTTAGTGTATGATAGTATATTCGGATGATAAGGTGAAAGAGAAACTGCGAGATACTTTTTCTAGTGTAGAGGAACAACTAAAAGATAATACTTTGTTAGCCGCAAGCAATTTTGCTGAGAGATTTGGGAACCATATAGCATTAATTTGGTCGATATTATATTCACAAATTAACGACGTAACATATATCAGGTACATTAAATATCTAGCGCAGAAAAGAAATAACCCCCGTCTAAGACTAATGGAGCACAGATAGAAATGCTATTTCTAACGCATGAAGATAACGGGGGAGTTAATCTCCGAGTTATATTTAGATTACGGGAGATGTTTGGCGAGCTAGATAAAAGGATACAAGAAGATTACGTTTTAGCGCGAGGATATCTATATCTATACTTAGACATATTAGAAGGCGACTTGTATTATATTACTTTTAGAACTATAATTATTGGACATGGGACAATTTCCTTAGCGAATAAAATATGAGAAAAGTGGAGGACTTTGATATGTTGATTCTGCGCGAAAACAGCGAGGAACTTATCAAAAAGATATTAGGTAAAATATCTGATATGTATCTTTCGGTGACCCCAGATACGCTAGTATACGATATGTCACGGAGCAACCTTAATCTTTTGCGCGGAGTAGAACGCGATATAATACATATAACATATAGAACGAGGCAAGTTGAACGCGAAACATACTATATACTTTTCGGACTTAAATAATAGAGGTGAATTGTGATGAAGAGAAAACTGCGAAATCTTTCTGAGCGGGAATTATATCCACGACTTCTAAAAGAGCTAGTAGAGCGCGAACTACAAGATGATATGATTGTAGGGAGAGATTTTCTAGTGAACTCGTTTGGTTATGACCGCGCGCCCTATTCCGATTTCCGTAGAATGGCAGAGATTACATCATCGTTATATTATGCTACATGGAACTTATTAACGGGTACGGATACAGATTGGGAAAACCTTAGACCGCGCACATTTTTAGAGATGCGCGTAATTTATTTGCTATGATTAAATCGCGCGTCCCTAAGCGCATATCATAAGCGATGTCTTCCCAGAATGGCTCAAAATCAGGAAGTGGCGAAGAATCCTTACATGTAAGATATTCTTTCGCCTCATAAGCTAGCGCAGTAAAAGGTACATTCATCTTACGTGATAGACGATACGCGCATTCTAACGCGCCAATAGGCTGCAGTTGCCACCAGAAAAAAATTTCACGTACTTTCATATTTTTATACGCACTCCCAGCACAGCACCCGTGCTCATCACGTGGCTCTTATGTCACTTATCTTTATAAGGTTTTTGCGATTTTTAAATTTAAAAAAGCTTTTATATGCTACCCGCTTATAGCCGCAGATGCAACGAAACCAAAAATTGATACAAGAGGACATGAGTCCGATTTAAGAGTTATACGCGCGATTAGTAAGGCGCTGCGACGCGAGCGTAAGCGTGCGCGGGTCTTGGTTAAATATGCGATACAAGAACAAATTATCAAAATCAGATTCAGTGAACTAAATTGGTTCCGCGCTATTGTTAATGATATCGAAACCAATCTTACACATGAAATCGACGAACGTGTGCCAATAAATCAAATCGAATGGTGGCGTATAAATCCAAAAAAGCGCTAGACTTTTATACTGCGCGCAATCTGCAAAATTAATCGTAAATATTAATATAGTCATTTGTTAGACATGGATGGGATATGAGTCCTGAGATACGAAATATATTTAAGAGCGCTTTCCATACCTATTATAGCTTTGAACATTTTACCTGTGAGTTACCTTTAGATATTTCGCAGTTAAGACAGGATGTATTCTATTATTTATGGGATGACGCTTCGCTCGAAGAAGAAGAAATAAATGCATTTGATTTTCTTGGGATTTTCGATACTATAGAAGATTTTACAGAATGCGTAATAGAAATTGAATGTTGTGGTTTTGAGTGAAAGATATGAAAAAACAGATATTCAACGCGGAAATTAGGCCGCTTGAAATGAGAACCGTTATACCTTTAAAGATAAGAGATATGCAGCGTATAGCAACGTGGGAATATTCCCATGTGGGCTTATTTCCCAATTTTGTAGACTTAGAACAGCCGCTACTTAGAATATGGCGCGTTAATACTGCAACTGTTGAATATTTAGCGGACTCAGAAAAGCTTGAAGAAATTATAATCAAAAGTGAAACATATGAAAGTTAGAATAATAGGTCTGGAATATTACACAACGAACAGGAACAGCGTATATTTAGAGTTAATGTATGGTTACAATATATCACATAAGCTTGAAAAATATGCTAAATGCTTCCGCGATAATAACGATGTTAGACTATCAAGCATAGATATTCTTGATGCGGCTACTTTTCACCATATGTTCAGATTTGCCCAACATGAACGAATACAAGTTTTTTTCGGAATAGAGTAGATATTATATGATAACTCATTTTAAAATGGCGATGCGCATAAAAGTATTTGTAAAAAAGTGGCCGCTTAGTTATGATTTAACTGTATTGTGTTTTGAAGTTGACAATTATCTGCGTAAGGAAAAGTCCGATTTTAGTTTCTCCACCAATATGCATTTTATTGACACGGGTACACAAATAATGATGAAAAATGGCGATTGGTGAAAGATTTCCAGCTTTTGCTAGACCTGCGCAGGATGTCGCTAAATAGTGTCGTATATTTTATTTTGCGCGCAACGTTTCATAGAATTCATCCTTTACGTGCGAGAAGTATGAAGTCGTAAGTTTTTTAGTTTTAATCGGAATGTCGCCATGCACAAAAACATCTCCATTCGGTGTGAAGCGAAATACAACGACTGAATGATTTAAGTCTTTTATACCTACTCGATAAAAGTCGCTTCTGAATGGATGCTCCGGTGCTACATATATATCTTTTTGCAGCGCGCGAGCTAGTTCGCGTATAGCTTCGAACTTATCTGATATATCCAAATCTCCCCACCAAATTTGTACAGGTTGTTCATTCTCAATTATAAAAATGCATCCATTAAAATATACAACATGTGTAGGAAATTTACGCAAGTAAGTTGATTTCGAATAAGCAATTAACATACCGGAGAATCCTAACGATTGCTCTATTAATTCAGTTTCCGTGCGTCTATCAATTGAAGCGCGGCCAGTAAATGGATTTATGTCTGAAAACGAGTGTGTCTTTTTCATAACTATAAATTTAGCATCAGCCGACTATATAAGAATTCCTCAATTTTTTAATCTAAAAGGTTTGACAAACTTTATAACCCACGCATTTTAATGGGGCGTAGATATGATTGACCTTCTTGCATTTGCGGTTGGCGCATTAGCTTTTGTAGTGGGTTTTTTAGTCGCTCGAAATATTTACACTACGCGCTATTCAAATGAATTGAAAGTAATATTGCTAAATTATAAAACTGACATGGACGACACGCGCGAATTAACACACCGAATAACAGGCATTATGACCGAAATTATGCGCGAAGGAAATATGATAGAACCCACGGAACCGCAGAATAAGGTAGACCTCAGTGCATATAACTAACTATAGCGTTTTCTGTTTTGGGTCAGCGAGAATTTTGTTTTTATATTTAGGTAGTTCGTCGAGTATATTCAGACGATACAAGATTGGAGCGATTTGTTTCGCCCAATATAAACCATAATCAATTTCGCTAGGCTGTGTGAGATTAACTAGTTTTGGCCCGTTACGCGTGAGATAATAGCGTATGACGTGATATTGGAGCATATCGACTGGAACCCAGCCAGACTCTAACGCTGATAGATATGCTTTCAAGTGTTGTGTTCTGACCTTATATTGAGATATGTCCTTTTTTAGATGTTTCTCAAGTACTAATTTTGAATCTAATTTACCTGCATACATATCATCGAGTATCGTGTATACTTTTTCCATTATCTTCTCTTTCGGTACATCATTAAGTATTTCATGGATGGCCATTTCTTGGATTTCTTGCGCCAGTTCGCACCAATCATTTCTCATACTTTCGAGTCCTACTATTTCTATTGTATTAACTAATTCACCTTTCTCATTATATTTTATGCGACCGAAGTATCTCTTTTTGACAGCTTTCGCATCCATGCCGCGCGTAAAGGCGATTTTATCCCAAAATGCGGCAAATTCTAGTTTCAAATTTGGAGAGAAGTTCTGAGCGATATATGTGTTGAGTATAGTACTTAACACATCTTTCTCGCTGTATTTAGCGGGGATAAATGTGCTATCAGTGTCTCCGTAACGTATATAATAATTTAGTGTGGGAAGAAAATCTTTAAGCGATAAAAGAACTGTTCGTCCCTGTGCTGCGACGCGTCGCGCTTCGGCTAATGCATCGAATCTGTAATTTTTACTTGCCATAATTCCATATAGCGAATTTGATGCTATTTTGGAAGACCAATATTTCGCTTTATCTGCAAGCTTTTTTGCTAATTCCTTTTGATTTAAAAATTTACGTATAATAGGCTCCCAAAAATTCTCAAATTTTCCATAAGGGGCAATTTTATAAGCAAGCATTATGTTGGGATACAGAGATGAGAAATCAAATTGTAATACATCTGAGAAGATACCATATTCGGTTTCGAGTACAACTGCGCCCTGATATGCGCCTTGAAATTGTTGCTTACAGGGAAGAACGAAACCAGAAATTCTAGCTTGTTTCAGAAAGATTTGGTCTAATACCGGTGTGATAGTTAAATTACCTGAATTTGGATTTTCCGAGACAGTTTCATCTGGAAATATATATGACATTTTTGCGAGTTCGATTGCCAAATCGCTATACTTACTTTGTCCAACGCGACTGTCAATCAAATCCGTTATTTCTGCATCCCACAAAACGCGTTCCTTTAACTGCTCTTTTGAAAGCATACCCATGCGCTGATTAACGAAAGGCTTTTCGCGATTTAAAAATCGTTTTCCTACTTTTTCGAGGCTCCATCCAGTTTTAAAGGTTTTTTGTGATATTCTATACAAAAGGCTTAAATCTAAATGTCGAAATTGTAAAAAATCTACTTTTGTGACCAGTGAAGGATAATTTTGGACGCGCTTAATTAAATATGGCCAATCCCATGCTTTGCCGTTCCACGTTTTTATCATCTGGATGCGTTCGCTTTGTAGAAATGTAAAAAAATCCTCAAGCATAGACTTTTCCTCTCCTGTCCATACTAGTTGTTTACCATTGTAAATCACGCCTATTGCTATAATGGGTTGCTGCGCCGTCGCTACATCTGGTAGTGAGGGAACATCCATTTCTTCTGTATCCATTGTGATTTGTCGCGGATAATTTCCACAAATAATATCATTATCGCGCATCCAATTTTTACGATAAAGAACGTCAGCTTCGTAAGTAGGTATTCCGCGGCGCTCAAGTAATAAGCGCGCATTTTTAACGGCGGACGGACGCGGATAATTGTATCTGTATACTAATTCGTCAGTATCAAATGTAGTTAAATCGACCATTTCTCGATGTGTGCTATTTATTGCATATCTACGCGGTACGAACATATAGGGCGCGGGCGTAGGGTCTGATTCAATGTACTCTTTGCCATCTATGAAATACTTAACCTTTAGTTTGCCTTCATCAATAATATAATTCGCGGAATCAATCTGCATGCTGTGTTTCACCGATGGCTTTAGTTATTATATTATATAAATCAGGCTCCGTTTGTTGCAAAGTCACGAGTTTAGGTGGCATTAATCCTGTTACAGTTGCGTATTGAATATAATATTGTAAGCGGTCAATCGCATTCGTATTAGTTAATTCGTTACACTTGTCTATATATTTCATTATTAACATGGATGCGTCTTCTTCAGATAATTTTTTTACATTAATTAAGTATGGAGTAAGGATTAGCCAAATTATGCGGTGTCTACCATCACTTACTGGAGTCGATAGCAATCGTTCAATGTACTCATAGCCATTAGTTTTTACGCTACTTTCTATTCTATTTTCCGTTACGTGTTTCGTTTCCCAGTTTTGGATATTGAAACGCCGCAAAAAATCAGCCAATTCCATGTTCTAAAAGTAGTTTCCTATTTATTTAAACTTTGTTGATAATTTAAGCAGGCAGAGAACAAAGAACAGCACCGGTTGCGGGGCGCCGAGGCACCCCCTGTCTTTGTCCCCTGTCCGCGAATCTGCTACAAAGTTATTTTATTTAAGGGTTTCTGAAATTTTTGTTCGCCGAGAGCGAACAGTAATAAAATATGGCGAACTATTTTTTACGGGCTGTATGTTTTCTTTCATTATGATAGATTAAATTATCTACAAGTTCGCACAGACAGGTTTCATTTTTACATTCGTCAATAAAAACGTGCTCACAATAGGGACAACTACAACGTGCTAAACCTGTTGTTTTTCGATATGGTATATAATATTGAGCCACGTTATTAAATTGGAAGTATCTGTATATAAAGCTTGTTATATTTTAAAGAAAAAAGGAATAATATAGTTTGCGAGTACGAATAGTAAAAACAACGATAAACCTATACCAGCCCAATATTCTAACCAATCAACTAACCCGTCGAAAAAGAAAGGTTCCCCTTCGAAATACGGGTCTAAGATAACTTCTTTAATCAAATCTACACTCAGAATGACTACGGCTCCAAGCGAGAATAGCTGTAAAGCAGCAAGCCCGTATAAATGTACATAATAACTGAGAGCAAATATAACTGGAATCGCGGCTCCCCACGCTATATGTGAGTCCAGTGCAAGAAGCCATTTAGGTGGTAAACCTTTTACATGTTTTTCTTTTAGCGCATCGGATTTTTTGAAGATTCGCATACTTTACTTTGTCAGCTTTTTTACATTTAAAGTTTTCTGTGAATAAAGAATGGAAACAAAGTTTAAATACGATTATTCTAATTAAATAGAGCATAAATGTCAGAAGATGAAGGAAATGTGATTGGACGCAACTACGATAAGGATTCTCATTCGTGCTGGGGTAAAGCACGAGAGATTCAGCGGCGTCTAAAGATTTGGCTTGGTTTAGATGCACATAATATTGTATCTGAAATGTGTAATATTTGGGGTACACAGAACGCGGATGAATTTTATTCTTACATGCGCAGTTTAACGGATGACGAATTACGAGCAGCTATCGAAGAAGCTAAACGGAAACTGATGGCGCGAAAAGCGAAAAAGAAAATAGTGGAATATGCAGGTGTTGCTTGATGGGAGACTCGCCCCCAAAAAAACAAACCTTTACAAGCGAACAATATGATGTACTATTGAATTTGTTGGCAAATGGAAATGTGGTCGAGAATTTTTCTAGGCTCGCTGAAATGAAAACATTATTACGATTATTGCGCGGCGAGGAGAAGATAGACCAAGATATTTTAAAATTCTGGGACGATATTATATCGCAGGCAGTCTCTTTCCACTTAAAACATATGGGCAATTTACTAGCGGCTAATATTAATGAACATAATATTAAAAACCGCGAACAGTATATTACTACTCGCGCAATTACGAATGAAAATATCAATAAAATTATTGAGAAAGGAATCCAGAAAAAGATACTTCTAACTCCGCACGTGATTCCCTCCGTCGCGCAGGTGCCCCTCACATTACAAACGTTTGCCCAGCTTTTTTTTCCTCTAGATTTTCTAGTTTATCCTGCCGCACGTTTACGCCGCGACGACTCTGGAAAATTGTTAGAGGCTTTACAATTAAATGTGCGAACACAATTTGATGAAGTTTTTGCAACTGGAATATATTTGATGCCCGAAGTAGGTACGGATAGTAACGGGGGGGCATTGGATGTGAGATGTAACGCATGCAACAATCTTTTTAACACGGATATCGAAGATAAAATTTCTAATCCTAAAATAATGTCAAACGACATATTTTTATGTAGCGGAACACCTAAACATATATTATTTATACGTAGAAAGGTATTAAATCGTAAATTAATTAAATTAATGTGGCAAGAGGCTCAACTGGGGTTTCAGTTCATAATACATGGTGATGATATACAATTTCATTTGCCTCTTTCTTCAAAACTTTATAAGTTGTATGTTTGGAATTTACCATTTACATTTTTCATTCCTGCATCTTTCACGTTGGCAGATATTATAGCGCGCTTATCTTTCATGTTCAAAGAACATGGTGGCGTGGTTTACTCCAGCCCATTTGTACGGCGCAATATGCGCGAATTCTTACAATCGCAATCGCTGGATGAAATAGTCGATAATATTAGAATGAACTTAGACAACATGAATTATGTCGATGGAGATATAGACGAAAACACACCAATCTCTAAATCTATTTATTTCAAAAGTAAAGATACAATTAGAATTATACCGCGCTAAAATTCTTCTGCGAGTTCATCTATTTCAGGTTCTCCTGAAGTTACATTAAATGATTCTTTCAAATCTTCTAGTGAATAGCTGTCGAGTTCATCGAAAACATCACTAATAGTATTTAAGAGTCTTAAATCGCTGAGCCAATCTAATATAGTAGTATCTCGCGAAAGATATTCCTGTAAAGTTCTAAATTTTTTACGCGAAACGCCTTTGGGTAACTCAGGGTACTCATCGTAGATTGTATCGAGTAAACTCTGTCGGAGGGCTTCATTATCAACATGATAAACAGTTGCGAGTCGGTTATCTATTTTACGCTCCAAATCTTTACGCAGTAAATCTACCTCACGTTCAGTCATATCATTTATTTTAACCTCTTCAGTTTCGCCCATGGGATAGTACACGTGAAGTGCACCTCCATCCATTAGTGGATACATAAATTCATAGACTGGCGCGGACATAAGAAAGATTTTAACAAAATAATATTTAAACTTTTAAAATAAAACTGTAGAATTCAACAGGAAGATTACCAGTTCTGTTGTACCGATATGGTGTTAATTTTTTCTTGTGGATATCCAACTGTGATTTTTCTAGTTGGTGATAGAGCTAATGTGGCGCTAAAGATTTCCTCATGGATGCCCAATTTTTCTAGCTCTTCCTTAAATTTGGTTGGATTTTTCTTGCTCATGTTCGAACTGACCTTAACTGACATTATTACCAGATTCCTATTTAAAAATGTTTTGTTGTCCATATTGGAATTTAAGAAACTTTTTTATAATTGCTTCTAAAGAAGAGGATTTAGTGTTACTGGCGCATTGAAAAGAAGCCCCCAAAAGTTTTACGCGTCTTTTACTTCTGGCATAGTTAATAGGTGGCCATCATTAGCAGAATATCTTGGAAGGAGAAAAGAAATAAAAGAAAGAAAAAAAGAGCTAAAAGTGATATTACCTTTTATAACTAGAATTATGGATGAGAGATTGTATAATGTGGCAATAGTAAAATATTTCGATTTGTTCGATAATATTTCTTATGTAAAGGTTATTAATGTTATTGATGATTGGTTATTTGTACGAATAGTAGATGATTTGGATACTGGATTTGTATTTAGATGCAACATTTGTGACGAATTTGTGAGAGGCGTTTTTGTTAAGAAAGAGAAGAAAGTGGATAAAAAGAAGAAGGTTTCATCCCATGGAACATATTTTAACGGGGCGCATTATGATAATGGCCCCGTTTGCTTCGAGTGCTTTTCAAAAAATTATTTTAATGTGTTAAAGAAATTTTATCTTGTATCTATAAGTAAATTGTTATAATTATGTTTGTATCACAATTTTGTTACAAAAATTCGGTTGTTCCTGATTTAAACATTCGGCGCAACTAACATGCTCTCCCAATAAAATATATTTCCCGCTAGTTTTTATCCATTGGCTATCTTTCGACACAATATGTGCAGAAAGAGGATGCCCGCAGTTTGAACAGTAAATATTCCGTAAATCGAAACTCATTATATAGTAAGTTAATACGCGCTCCTTAAAAATATTTCGCAATTAAAATGAAGATATATTTTTATATAAACATCATAGAAGCGCGAGCCATGTCCCATAAATTACTATTACGCGTTTGTCCCGATTGTGGGATGGCTCACTGCGTTTGTTCTCAGCATTTTCGCGGATTTTGTCCGCGCTGCTTTACAGAATTGCGCCAAGTTAAAACAGAAGTCGAAGAAACTAGAGAGAAAAAAATACATCATCTTCTATTACATATATGTCCAAAATGCGGTTTTGCGCACTGTGTATGTCGCACGCATTTCACTGGAAAATGTCCTCATTGTTCTGCGCCTGAGACTTTGCTTGATGTATCCGCGGAGAAAGTTATTTTTAAATGGAGAAAGGCTTAAATAAGGAGATAATTTATTCTAGGATATCATGCAATGTCAAAGTTGCAAGCTGGAAACGAAGCGAGTAGATGAGCATGGACTATGCGCAAAGTGTGCCGATGATGAAAGAGATAAGAAATATAAACGACTTATAGGGCCGGAGACCGATGAAAATACTGTTGTGCATGTTGTAGTCACGTATACCACCAACGATGATGATTTGGCGCGAGATTTAGATACAATGATGCAAGACCAACTGCGGAAAATGTTCAGTAAACAAAAACGAAACGCTTTTTATGGCTAAGCTTTAAAGTGTAGTCTGTGTCACTAAATCGACTGGATTTTTTGTAAATATATTTACATCAATAGGTTTTATCGGACGCGCAAATTGCTCTTCTAAGTATGTAACATAACTATATGGTGAATTAGCTATCTGTTTAATCTCGTTCCACTTTAAATCTTTTGTAACCGGAATTTTCCATAACTGCGTTTTAGGATGCACGGTTAAAGGTACGCGATATAAACGCTTGAGAGATAAAAACGTCGATTTATCTACATAATGTTGAACCCACGCAGAAAACACTAAATACATTTTTTCGCGCTCCTTACGTAATAATTCGAATTGTGTCGGGCTGATATATATTCTAAAATGAAATCCTTTCGACCCCGAGAAATAAACTTCCGTGTTAGAGAAAAATATAGGCAGAAAGGCGAGTTGCAGATTTTCCCAAATTGACTCGGGTGCTTCTCTTTCAGCAACATCTATATCTAAAAAAATCGACGGCACAATTCCTGTCTTGCGTTCACGTTCAGTGTAAAATCCTGCGAAAATATGCCCCCCCGTTACTATGTTGTAATGTATAAACTTTAGAAAGTCAAATTGATTTTGCGCAAAAATTTCATACGTCGGATTCTCGGGGCGCACACAATGTAACCCACTTGTGTCGCGAAATTCGCGCAACCAGTATGCGTTAGCAATTTCAAGAAATGAGCTATTCACATATCGACTATAGAAAAATAAATATTAAAAGGTTGCCTGACTTTTGATTTAATAACTATAGGAATAAGAAAGCTGGATTGTGTTTGTTGCGGGAAGGGGGATAGTATTAAAAGTTACCATTGGAGTACTTCCGGCACCGCTACCTACCGTAAAAACGCACATATTGTTCCATGTTGCAGCATTAGTTGCGTCATACCATATACTCGGGGTAGGATAAAGATAAGTACCAATTGAAGGAGCATTAGGATTGTTTGGCGGTGTTGCGTCAGCGGGAGGTGTTGGCACGGATTTATTCTCTTCAGATTCTTCTTCAATGACAACCTTTTTGGGGTCTAAAATTACGACTCGGAGTTTTCGCATTGTATTTGCTGAAAGATGGGGTATATAAAAATCTTTCTCTATTTTAAGATAACATGTATTTCAAGCTATTGATATTTATTTCTTTGATTTTTTGCAAATAATCGGTCGCCAGAGAAAATATCTTATCTCGTACAATCTCATAAGTTAGCGCGGGAACGTGGTTGGTTAGCGCGGCAAAAAGTGGTAAACAATCCACGACAGCACAATTTAGAGCGGCACCTGCAATGTGATAATAAGCCTCATTCATATGACCGAGCCAGAAATCTCGAACCTCAGGAAATTCACAACTTTCTACCACTTTTTTATCTTCGTCTGTATAGACTTTCGCATTCATTATGAAATTCAATATAGCTTCATCGTTCCAAAACTTGTGCAGCCACGCGTCTCCTTCTTCTTCTACCGCGCGAAAGATTTTAAAAAGGTCTGTTTGTTCGGTTTGATTATATGCAACCGGTACATTATTTTCAAGTATGGATTTAATTCGTTGGTATTCACCGTAGGCAATTATTCCAAACCGCTTTCCGAGCGCGTGTGTATTATTATAAACTAGATATGGCACGAGTAATTCTCGAAAGCGGCTGAGTTTTTTACTACGTGGCGCGTTTACCGGCCCGTTCCCCGTTATGATTAAAGGAGCCGCTCCCCGATAACTTATTTGTGTTCCACCTGCGCGAGTATGTCCCACACCTTCATCTAGAAAGTTAATTAAACGACCGAGCGCGTTTTCGATATTTTGTGATTCGATTTGCTCAATTGTTAGCGCGTAATATTGGTCGTTAAATGGGCCATATGAAACATCATCTTTCCAACGTGCTGTAGCGCTGAGTGCATTGGCTGTGACTCTTTCATACCATAATCCTAGCTGTTTCGCGAAACTTGTTTTACCTACACTGAGTGGCGCGAGAATTATGCTATGTGGCTGATAATGCATCACATACCCACGTGGCAATGTTGCTTTATGAACCAAATATATAGTTGGGTCTTTTATTGCTTTATATGCTATTACGCTATCTACTAAAGTGTTCCATTCAGGTTTAATCGCACAATTTGCCACATCAAAAAAGTAGTATAATCCTTCGGGACGCAAGCTTTTAATTGTTTTATATGTCCATAACGCTAAATCTTCCCACGTGTTAATTTTTGGGTCGCGCACATGTTGCTTTATTTTGGCTAAGATTATAGTTTGGTCTGTCGCATTGAAAAGCGTATCTAATTCTGCTCTCGTAATACGTTCAATAGTTAATTCATGTTTATTAGCATGTATGCTCTTAGCTAAATCGACTATATAATATATAGTAGATTCTCGGCGCGGATATATAGCATAAAAAGAATTGCCTATATTTGTTCGTCCTTCGTTATCTAAATGTGCGGGCGTGTAAAGCAAATCAACTACTTCGAATGAAACGCTTGGAAAAATTATGTTATTAATGGGTATCAACGGCAGAACTCCGAGGTTTGTATTTTTAAACCCATCGCTACTTTCGCCCCTATAAATTTAAATATAGGTTTCAATTTTTTATTAATATATGGCTGACATCATCGCAGAACTCGGGAACCTCATAATGGAACTGGAACAGATAGCTGCGCCCAAAGAAAAGACGCAGAAGAAAGAAATGGAACCGCAATCCGTTGTAGAAGAACTGCGCGGGGTCGAGCAAGCATACTACGACGATAAGAAACCTGAAGAATATGGAGAATTACAAAAACCAGAACCAACACAGCCAGTCACTGTTGTACAAGATACACACCAGCCAGTTTCGGCTGGCCCAAGTACTCAATGGAGTCAACGTAATACTTTATATGAAGAAGTCTCAGCATTCTTAGATGATATACTATCTTTTTTGGCGCAATATAATCCACCGACTAAACCGACAGGAGATGAAAATGCGATATATGGAACTCCTGACATGGGAGTTTATAGATTATGGGAAGAGGACTGTCCAACGTGCGCAAATTTTCAGCAGGTAATTGAAGCCGCGATAGGGAGACAGGATATGAAAGAAGCTAATAAACTGTTGGATGATTTTGCAAAACATATAAATGAAGCGCATAGTTCTCGCGAGGCTGCGAGAAAATCAAAAAAATTAACTCGACGCGTATCTAAAGAGGCACTTAATAATTTATTGAGGTCTCCTACAATTGAAGTCCGTTCTTACGCGCCGATACAAAACACAGATTTATTTGAGGTGGTTTATGTGAAAAAAGAAGAACCTGATGCTTATCATGTCGGTGAGTGAGATGAGTACTATTTTATCATATTTTGCAATTACTATCACACCTGTAGTGGGTTTAATCGCGACAATCCTGTGGTATTTTCATCATATTATTAGAGAAAATACACGCAAGCAAATAGATACCGCAGTCGCATTAGCTAAATTAGAAGTTCTTCAGCAAGTTACCGGAAAAGAAATAGCAGATATAAAAATTGATATAGAGTCAATTAATAAATCGATAGTCGTTCTAAATCACAATTCCACGCAAATGAGTGCCGATATAGCTGCAATACGAGAAGATATAAATCGTATGCGCAATCGCTCACAGCAAAATCTTTGATTATATTTATTAATGGGATTATTTTACATAGTGCCGATGCAATTTCCATATCTCGACGAAACGATGCCTGCTGGCATAATTACGGGTATGATGGGTAGGAAGCAATCTGGGAAATCCTTATACGCGCTAGAATTAGCTTATCAAATTAAACGCGAGACCGGAAAAGATACTCTATATATCAGTTCGGAAGAATCGTCTCATTATTTCCAAGATTTGTGGGCACCGTCGCTTGAGGTAAAATATAACACAAAACTCACACTGCACTATAAATATGTACCCATGCCACTCGATTTGCTGAGACTTGTAGGTATATCAGGAAATCTTATGATGACAAAACATACACCAAAGAAAGTTGAAGAAAATGAAGAACAAGAAACTAAAGTTAAAGCAACTAAAGCAGAATTCGTTCCGATTTCTGTCGCGCCTGAGACATCTCCACTATTAGATTTCATAAGAGAAAATAACATTGGCCTTATAGTAATCGATTCAATCACGGCCGCGTTTGATATTCTTCTAATGGGTGGCCAGCAAAATTTTCCACTGAGACAGGCACTTGAAGAGGCATTCTTCATTTATCTTATGAAAGTTGTCGAACTAACGAAAGAGCAAATATACATATTTACTACACATCACCTATCTATGAATCCTACGGTACCGTTCCAGACGATAACCTCTGCCGTCGTTAAGGGGGGCAGCGCGGTTGGTCATCATGTAAAAGTACTATTTGCAATCGAACGTAGTAACGACTTTCTTAATATCTTAAAACAAACTAAAACAATTAAAAAAGAAGAACGTGAAGTTACGATACCATTTCCTACGGGCGCGCGTAATATTTGGGTTCTTCGCTATCCGACAATACAAGAATGGAGTAAAGTATATCTTTTACAGATTGACTCGAATGGATTCCGACGGTCATCAGAAGAAGAGAGAGCTACACTGAAACGCGAACTCGCGTCGCGCAGACAACTCGTCACTGCGAACGATGTTGCTAGACCCGATATAGATGTTCAGTAGTACCATTCATGGTATATATGTATTACATGATTCTCTACTAGCATTTTAAAATCTAAAGATATCCATAATGGAACTTCAAATCTGCTTATTAAATCCATATTATAATTATGATATTGATTATAATGTTTGTTTAGAAACTCTGATACTTCATTATTAAAATCTAAAAGCTGATTTCTCAGTAAAAGTTGCATTCTATACATATCTCCGTCCATGGTATTTGGTTAGGCTTTCAAAATATATAAATTTATGGATAGAATCAATAGCGGATGTTCAGTAAAGTTGCACACTATTCTTGTTAATTTGTCTTATGCGCGCGAAACGACCGCCAATTTTTTTCTCTATTCTGGACACGTAATATAGATTAACGTCAAATAGTTGTCGGCTTTCTCGTTCATATGAGTTATAATCTGAATAAGTGCGTACCAGAAACCAAGAAACGCGCGAGTTTTCGAGCCATGCATGTCTTTTGAAATTTTTAAAGTTCGAGAGCCATGTGTCCATGGCCTTCTGTAATAGCGAGTCTTTATATAAAAGTTTCTGGTATATTTTAAAACATACGAAAACGTTAATAGTTAGATATTTAAATTTTCGCGGAATGACCAAAGTACTAATCGTGAGTGACATACATTACGAGCATGGAGAACACCATAAAATATATCAGGGTTACGCATTAGATTGGTTGCGTGGAATTATCAAGAAACAGAATATTAATGAAGTTGTCGCGGTTGGGGATTTGGGTCATGCATGGACGGTTGAAGAATGGGAAGATTTAGCAACTTTAGCGCGCCTAAATATTATTTATGGAAACCACGATAATCTATTTACGCTCACACGTGCACGGAATCGTGATAACACAAGTATATGGTGTCACGATGCAGAGCGTCGGGAAATTGCGGGATTAACGTGGGGATTTGTAAATGGTATTGTAAGCGAGAAAAGTTTAATAAAAGACCAAACCCCGCGTCAGTTTCCATGGGTTTACGAATCTTTTCTGCAAAAATTAACAAACGTTGATGTTGTTTGTACTCACGAAAGTCCGCTAACTAAGGAATATTTGAGTTTTGTTCACGAGCCTATGACAGGATTGCGGATTATGGAAAGTGCGCTAAATAAATTGCAACCAAAACTCGCGTTTAGTGGCCACATCAGCGGCCCATACACGATTGCGAGATTTGGCAGAACGTTATCGATTCGTGTAGATAGCAGTCAAAAAGAACAGCATTATGCGATTTATACATCTGGCACATTTCCGAAAGTCGAAATATGGCATAATGATGAACTTGTAAATGTATTTGATGTTCCATAAAAGTAAAGAACTTTATATCCTTTTTACTTTTATGAAACATTCGCGGATACAAAAATTTAAATATTAGCGATAGAAATTTATATTTATATGTCTCTTATCGCGGTCGGCTGGCGTTCCCAAGTAGGATTCGCGGCCGAGAGTTCGTATGGCGTAAGTCCAACAAATACTACATATAACTGGGTCGGCAGTTTTCAGCCAACACAGGGCGGAATTACATTATCGGTAGACCAGAAAAAATTCTACACATGGCCACTTGACGGAACCGGAAGATATCCTAATAACATTTTGCAGGGGCCGCGAGAAGTCAATCTTGAAGTGGGATATAATCCACAGGATATTGTTCTTTTAACAGACCAAATTAACAATGTACCAACCACTTCTCATAGCGTTTTAATTTATGATACCGATATAAATCAATACTTTCTCGTGAATGGTGCACGCGCAAATCGGGTTCAGATGCAGGGTCGCACTAATCAGCCTTTTTATGTTGACGTACAATATTGGGGACAAAACGTTACAAATACTGCGCCAACTGGAGTAACGTTTGCGACTGACCCCGGGGTTACTCCTTTCTATTTCGTTGAACAAGAAGTAATATTGGGTGGAGTAGTTTCTGTGCGTCCTTTAAGTTTTGATGTAACAATTAGCAACAATTTGCAGCGCGTATATCAATTCGACCAACCATATATCCGAGCCAATCCCGCACTCAACGCGACAATTGAAGGTACAATCACTTTCACGCTGCAAGATGTATCAGAATTTGGTCAGATGATGAATATGTCTCCGTTTGATTTAGAACTCTTAATCGGAACGAACGGTAGTACGAATTATTATCTCGAATGTACAGTTACCAAATATGTTGCATCGAACAACATGAAATTCAGCCCCGGCGATATTGTGAAGTTCGATATGAGTTTCGCGGGAGAAAACGCGACAGTACACACTTAATATGATTCATCTACATCTGCATCAGCTTTAATCAAAGTCGCTGTAACATCATAGAGTTGTTGTTCTGGTAGTGGTGGCTGTAGACTTATAATGTATACAGATAAGCTTAGACCCATTGAGCCAGATGCGAGGTTGCTTCCTCCAATTTGCGTAAATTTTTCAACCATCTTTATCACGTTTGTGCTTCCCCGTAAATATATTGACCCACGGGCTGTGAGACCCAGCCCCAATTAGTTAGTGCGGAAACATTGACTAGGTAACCGGTAGCAGATAAACTATTAGAAACAAATTCAACAGGAATATGATTTTGTTCTAAATATTCAAGCCAATTATATACTTCTTTCGGAACTTTAGGTAACTGTAACTTATATTCTTTGCTAGCTATTCCGAGTTGCTGGATAACATCTGTAGAGTTTGGAACTGATTGAGATGTTGTGCGGAAATTTGCGCTGATAGTGAGTAAATCACCTCCGAAGTCTATTTCGGACGCATAGCCATTAGGAAAAGCTGACAAATCAGCTAAAGCTATATAATCAACTGTTGCAGATGCGGAACTAATTATTTGTATGCTGTTTATGTTTGAAGGAATGGGAGTTAAGAGAAATCCTTGGCGCGAATAAACTGTTGCTGGGGTAAAAGATACAGAAGCTTCAGTAGTGGAATTATAATTAAGATTTATTGTTATATTCGCGCTACTCGTGGAATAGCTGCGAACAGACATAAAATTAAAACTGTATGGTAGTAAGGATTCAGTTAATGTGCGCGTAATGGTTCCATTTAGCGTAATCTCGTCTCCTGTGGTGGATGCGCTGGTACCAGATTGGGGAATCCAGTTTTGCGCTTTAAAAGAATCATCTTTCCACGCGAGCGCGACAATTCTCATATAAAAAATTCAGCGCGCCGACCTTTTAAATATTTCTATTTCCGAGAAAACTTTATATAGCATGCGAGTCCATTCTCATTACCATGGGATTCATAGAAGAATATATGTTGATAATGTTTGGTTTCCTTAGTTTAGTTGCTCTACTCGCGTTAATTTCTTCCTACAGAAATTCTTTAAAAATTACTCCGTCAGAGGCTCGCGAAACCTCGAACAATTTATACTTACTCCAACTATATACTAATGGAGTTTTCAATCAACCCACGTTAGATGATATCCTACACCAACAGAAACATTCTACATAAAATTTATAAGGCGCGTTTTCCGCGTATATCTTAATGTCCTATCCTGAGCGTAAAGAAGTTGAAATTTTAGGATATAAGTTTACACTTAAAAGATTAACTGCGGCTCAAGATGATGAATTGAGCGAGCTAAAATCTAAATCTAAAAGTTCAGATGCGCGCTATTTAGAACTGGCTATGGGTGTGGAACCTGCACACGACGTTGCGTGGTATAAACAACTGCCCCGAGAGGTAGTAACGGGATTGTGGATAGAATGGTTACAATTTAATAACACCTATTACGATTTTTTAGCGCGCTCGCTGACATTGTTGCCTCCGGCACTACAAACACTCGTAACGCGCGAGCAAAACAAGATGCAATCGAAGCCGTCAGAAAATACAACCTCTTAATGCTCGGAATCAAACCATGGGAGCTATCTAAACTCTCAGCGCGAGATAGGGACGCGTTCTTATTTATAAATCAAGCCGAGAATGATAAAATCTTAAAACAAGCAAAAAGGAAATCTAATCTGAAAAACTTTTAAGTAAGCACGTCTTAATTTTAAATATTGAGCGCAGATTCTTCCAACGATGAGAGTGATGGGAATTTCTCGGAGTATATGCCCGAGTATCAAACAATGATTAGTATCCTCAATGCCATCGGTTTGGCAACCGTTCAGGTTTCGATGCAATTAGAAGCTATGACACAGGCTCAAAATCAGCTTGCTCAAATCATACGACAGACCGCAAGTCATTCCAATGCTTTACAGAGTTCTTTATCGGGAGTTAGTGGAATACTATCAACACTTTCTAGCGTAGGAAATACATTAGTAACTACATATAACTCGATTCTCACAATACAAAACCAGCTTATAAATATGAATATGGGATATGTAGACCAGCAAGTACAACTCTACGATGCGCAAATAAACGCGATTCAGCAACAGAATATGTACACACAGGCACTAGCTCTAAATGCATTTGCAGTTCAGGCAACTGGACGATATTCTTCTGAGGCTTTATCTACACAAATTGCACTCAACTATAATCTAGCACTTTATAATCAGGCGCTGAAAAATCAAACTGTTGCTGCAACCGGTTTGCAATATGCATGGTTAAACACCTTCGGAACTATAATTCAAGCAGCAATGGCTCCGGCACAGGCAGCCGTTAAAACGGCGAGCGGATTTGCGACAATAGCCGGTGCTCAGGGTGGAGGAACGGTACAAGAAAGCGGTCTCGCAGTCATCCATAAAGGTGAAGAAGTTGTGACCGCAGAATTAGTTGACGCGCTAAAAGGTTTGCGTGGTGCTGGTGGAAACGCGCCAATATCTATGCAGTTTAATATTAGCGGCAGTTCAAGTCCTGTCGCGACCGCGAAATCGATTGTATCTGAAATAGAGAAACAATTCGCGACATTATTTAGAACGCGTGGCAGCTATTAGGTGAGTGAAAATGAGCAACCCAACTTATTCAACAATAACTTATATCGTGCAATATGATGGACAAACGAAATTTACAAATAATATCGTCTCAATTGAGTTTCAGACAAATTTACATCCGCGCGAAAATACAGCAACTATCACCTTAGCAGGCGCGCAAGATATTGAACCCGCACGCGATATTACAATTTATCGAGTTAACAGGGATGGTAGCCAAATACAAATGTTTCGCGGATTCTCGGGAAATGTAACATATGCGTTGGATAGTGAAACTGGCGTTCAAACGACAATTTATGTAGAATCATATTGGAAACTTTTGGAATATCGTCTCGTTAAGATAGAAGGTTTAGCGCCGCCACCTTTCGCGCCAAACACGAACCCTTACTTAGTTCGTTTGAATCCGTTATTGAATTTAACATTCGGATATTTATTTGACTTTTTGGTGTGGAATGGATTTACACAGAGTTATTCAACAGGGCATTTACCCCCTATTGTACCCGGGACTGTATATTCGCTGTTTGATAACGCAACTGTAAATGACCAATTAATTTTACAATATTTTAGTGTCGCGTCTGCAATAGAAAGATTATGGCAATCCGCGCTATTCGATTCTTCTAGTTCTACCGCACCTTATATTGCAGAAGCGTTGTTAGATACTATACCATTTTATCCTACGCTTAATATCGAATATTACGACCCAATTCAATCTGCGTTTGGTATCGGCCAAAATAAAACTGGGCAACCGGTGGGAAATGGCCCCAATACAATATATGACCCCCGTGCGTCCTCGCCCACTCCGGGTTCCGCGCCCGTAGATACAATTATATTTTCTGAAGCGGAAAATATCGTTTCAGCTACTTTGGAATATGATTATGATGATATGGCAAACAGCTTCGTTTACTCGGGCGCGAACTTTCGAGGTGCGCAAATTGTAGCCGTCCCCGTTGAAAATCCGTCTTCAATCGCGCAACTCGGATTAAAACAGCAGAACAAAACATTAGGAAACGTTATCGACCCCGAAGAAATTAATACATATATCAAAGACGTTACTCCGCTCTTTCAACGTCCTATTCCTAATATAGTTATTAAAGCAGAATCAACCTTTGCGCCCCCAGATACTTATGGTTCTCCGACCTATCCTCAATTACCAAGAATAAATCCGGGCGATTTAGTCATATTAAATATCCCAAGTTTTGTAGGTGTAGTAAAAGATATGAACGGAAATGTACTTTCACAACCAAATTTTGTTGCGCGCGTTAGACGAATTTCCGTAACTTGGGATACACAAAACGGCGAAGATGTAACTTACACGTTTATACTTCCAATTGTGGCTAGTACGGTTCATGGAGAAGGTACCCAATTTCTTTATCCACAAACTAATCCTAGTGGCAATTCTATAGCAGCGAGATATGCACAACAAATACACGATTCAGTATACAACCCGCCAGAAGGCCCAATTGAAAACGTTAGTTTAACTTTCCCGCTCTCGCTAAAAAATAACAATATATTTTATCTTAATTCAAATCTCCTAATTCCGGGGGTTGCTGTTGCACCAGTAGATATTACCGCGCAAGTAATGACACTTAAAACATTTGGTAGTGTCGTATCGCAATATTTCCCAGAACAAGCTCTAATTGAAGGTTTATGGGTAACAATTTATACAACAACTCCGAGCATCCAAAATGTGTATTTACGTTGTGTGCAACCAGATGGTATCGTTTTCTATGACGCTCCGATACAAACGAATTATAAAATAGATTTGCTACCTTCTTTGATTAGTGCTAGAAATAGCTCGGGCGATTTAGTTAATAATTTAAGCGGAAAATATTTGTTCGTTATATCTAACGGAAAAGCGTTATCTGCAAATCAAGTATCAAATACTCATGGACAGTTTAATGTTGTAGTAGAAGTAACTTATCATAAAGATACATCAGCGCAAGTTAGATTTTTGTCAGCGCAAAGACAGGCGCAGTCTGTAATTCTCCAGAAAACGCAACAATGGGTACAAACGCCGAAAGAATTTTTGGTTCATTAAGTCACGATAAGAGTTGCATTAGCTATTTTATTAGCCGAATCTTTCGCATTAACTATTAAAGTAGTAGATTGGCTGAAAACTGGTATAGAAAAGCTATATGATGTTGCAGGAAATGAACCTAGCGTATCGGTTGTGACTGTTGGTGGGTTATTTGGAGAAATGATTGTACCATTGGGTTCAGATAATGTGATAGAAATAGAACTGCTTGGTGTAAAACCTGCACCACTTACTGATATTGTCGCAGTTCCGCTTGCTACAGAAGTAGGTGAAATCACAATTGAAGCTATATCTACTACAGAAACAGCTAACATCGATTCACCATATCCACCCTGCTGTCCGGTTTGTGCAGAATTAAGCTGTTGAGCATCTTGTGCAATTATCATTAAGAAATACTGTCCAACGGGAGTAGCATACGGTACCTGAGTTGTCTGGTGGATAGCACTAACGGATAAAGTTGTTACAAATGGGCTATCGCGAGAAACTGTATTTTCTTTTATTATTATTTTATCTGCTAAAGATGTTGTTAATTGTGCATTTAAGACAGGCACTAATTGAATAAAGATGGGGTCGTTAGGTAGTGGAGGCATTGATATGATTATATCATCAATAGGATATATTTTTACTAAAAGCGCGGCTAATGCTCCGGGTTGTAATTGAATCGAATTTACTGGGGCATTTTCAGGAAGCGAATCAGGAACTTGTGAAATATCTATTATATTTGTTCGAACTAGTACATTTACAGGTATATTAAAGTCAGTTTCGGTCATATGTAATTGCCATGAAGGTATTATTGTATTATTTACAATGAGCGGAGATAATGTTAATCCGCTCAAAGTTGCGCTGAATGAAGGCAATATTTGCTCTTCGACAGAGATAGTATATGACGATGGAGCATTTTGCAAACTAATCCCCGATGAAGATGCTGGATATTGTATAATACCGTTGGTTGTTAAGATAAAAACTTCTAATGCAGTTGCGACTGCATTTGTTGTGGTAATTGTAATCGTGTTTGCATAGCTCGAAGCCGTAATTGATTTATACCATGAATATAGATTTAATTGAGTGTCAGAAAAGCGAGAGTTAAATGTCGCATCATTAATAGAAACAGTTCCGGGCGTTCCATCCGCGCCAAATATAACAACTACCATCGAATTAGATTGTAAAGAGGATGCAGAAATAGTTACAGTCGTAGTTTTACCCGAAGGTAATGTGGCCGTTCCAGTATGCGCTGCTATCGTTATGGGCTGACTGGCTTCAATTGTATCGCCAAATAATTTAGAAGGACTCACACCGTTTGGATATGCTCCCAATAGATTAGCAGTTATAGTCGTAGGCTGGTTTAAGGACGTTGAGGCTTGTGTTCCCACGAACTGATAACCTGTGCTAGCCCAATATATGGTAGGCCCGCGAATCGGAATGAAAGGAGCCAAATTATCCAACGTAGTAGTTGGAGATGCAAAACTTAGAATATTTTGCCCGAACCATGGCCCGCGCGAATTTTCTAGTTGCGACATAACAAAAGCGAAATTAAATCCGTTTCCTGCGCCATTATTTACATCAAGCGCGGGTGTGACAATAGCTTCATCCGTGTCAAATGGATAGAAACTGCTCCACGTTGTACCCCCGTCAGTACTAACGGAAATATATTCATCTGTTCCACTTACACTGAGCGCGGTAATAGCTAACGTTTGTGCGCCATCATAAGCTATAGACGCGAGCGCGATAGTAGGCGATGCTAACGCACTAGTATTTAATATAGTTTCGGGAGAAATCTCATTTGTATTAACTGAATATGTGAAGTATGTACAATTATTGGTAATAGTAGAAGAAGCAAAATGTTCAATTATAGAATAGCTCATATTATTAATATCGATAGTAAAGTTAGGTGTACCATTTTGAGTACTACCACTCGAATATAGACCGGTGGCTGCGACTAAGAATGCGCCTGAGCTATAAGATTGATTTGATACGGAAATAGAAGTTCCATTTCCTGTTGCTTGACTTTCACTTGTATAATTGACACCGCTCACTTCATATATAGCCATGCTATTTCTAGTTCCTATCGTAGTTACAGTTACGGTATCAATTCCTGTATTTGCTGCTATCATATACCAAATAGCCGCGCCTTCGTATTGACCAGAACTAGTATCTATTATACTTCCCACTAAAGTCCATGTATTTCCTAAAGAATCCGATATTGTCATACTCGTATTAGATGACCCTACACTCTGTGTAGCTGCACAAATATATGTCCGTCCCTGAGTCACAGATATCGCAGAAGTTAAGTTAGAGCTACTAGATGAAGTATAGACATTATATAGAGTTGCAACGCCATTGAATACGGCACCTACTTCAGCCCAGTATTCATTACTGGAAGAACCAATCGACATTGGAAACGTAGTAGATGATGATACTTGCTGAATATATTCAGGCATGGCAAAGTATATTGTATTAGCGCTATCCTTAGTTAACGCGGCTATTCCGCCCTGATTTATTTCATAGTTATTTATCGTGGAAACTGGAGTTAAAGTGCCGGATATATCAACTATATTAATCGGCCCCGTTCCAGTTCCAGTGATAGCCATTTCATGTCCATTTCCGTTTGCATCCGTTAAATGTTTAAGCGCGATAAAATAGTTTCCATCCGTTACTTTCGCTATACCCGTTATTTGTGACCATGTTCGCGGAGGAACATTCGGACTAATGGGGAGTGCGGAATAAAATACTTGTGTGTTACTGCCCGAACAACGTGCGCCAACATATACGTCTCCAGCAGAATCTGAATCGATATATATATTTGATGCGTTCGTTGCAAGCTGTATCATTTCAGATGAGGGCGAACTCTGCGCGGTTAGCAGCGTTATGTTGTTCGCGTTTCCGAATGCATCTGGGTTAAATGAACCAACGTTAATGAGTGTCGGGGTTGCGTTATCTACCCACGCGTAATAAAATAGATTATTTATTGGGTCATAGGATATAGAGAAAAGTGATGCGTTTCCACCCCGTGATGCGCTTGTACTATTTATCATGGCAGAATTTCCATTGTATCCTAGAGGCGCGCTATTGTTAACTGTCCATGTTTGCCCGTCGGGGCTAGTTGCATATGATAGAGTTGCGTTCACACCATCTAAAAAGAACAGCCACCATAAACCGTCGTTTGTGTACCATATGTTCTTTTGATATGGTAAAGGAATTTTAGCAGACCATAGATAAAGCATGTTTGCTGGTTCATAATATGAAGCATCCGTAATCGAATAAGATTGTGGTGATAAGGTTACTCCGGTCTCGCTTTCAAGCGAAATCCCGATTGAATATTGAAGTGCTTGCTGAACAACTACAGAAACTACAGTTGGTGTTGCCGACGTTTCAATTACATTACCATTTAAATAATATCCATAAAAGTTAATCTGATATGACGCGGGAACGAGCGTATTCGCTCCCTGTGTGAGCGGATTTGGATTAACCTGCGCGGAAGTAATTGTGGGAGGAGTATTACCCGCGTTTACCGTTACTGTTGTATAATATGGTGCAGGTAAAGGCGGATAAGGTGAAAAAGTTATCGACCCCTGCCATGGCGCTGTAGTTCCTGCTATTGGCACAATTTCATACGCGATAGAAACTGGCTGGTCAAATCCTTCTATACCTGATACATACAAATTAAAACTATTACTATGCTGTTGAGGAACAACTAACATTGTTGTGTCAGTGCCAACCTGAAATCCGGTCGCGGATACTTGAGGATAATTATTGGAGATTACGTCGCTAAAGATAAAATATATATCTGAAAACGATGTTACGCCCCCGATTGGCACATTTTCAAATGCGCTATTAACAATATAATATGCTCCGCCACTTGAGAAAGGAGGTGTATTAGGAAAATAAGTCGCATTTGGGTCAAATCCCCCATCAACTCCAATAGGACTTAATAAAAACACTGTAGCAGGAGGTTTTATACATGATACAGGCACTCCACTATAAGCGAGTTGCGAATTGATAGTAGTTGTAAGATTAGGATTGGAAAAAGAACTATCAAAAACTGTCGGAGGCGTATTAATACATGTCATAGCTGCTAAAGCTATATAACTAGCATTAGGTTCAATATAAAACGATATTATATCATTAGTTATTATGGATGTTGAATATGTCCATAATTCTTTTAAGAAAAACGGGGATGTTTTTTCAAATCTTATATTCCAGTTTGTATTTAGTGTATCAACTATTAAATGGGGCGGTGGTACATAAAATTGTGTGGGAGTCGTATCGGCTTGTGCTAACGCTACTAAAACAACGCCTTCATTAGAATGCTGTGTCGTTAAAGGCATTGTGATATAATAAGGTATTGGATTTCCATTATTTATTTGGGTAAAACCTTCGGAAATCACTGATAAATTGCCATTCCCAACAACGGCATCGATGAAAGTACGATAGCTGGAATCTATAGATGAAACATTCGCTGTAAATGTTACATTATTTTGAGAAGAAGAAAATAATGTATATCCGCCCATAGAAAAATCTCCAATAATAGTATAAAATGGATTAGAAGATGAAGAAGATACAGATTCAAAAAGGTCGTTATGATGTTCATTGAAAAATATAGGAAAAACGAAAGTATTAGAATTTATAGTACTAAAAGTAATTGTTGGCTGAACTGCACCCAAATCTTGTATTTGAGTTAGAGATGCATCTGTATCAAAAGGATTACTAATATTAACGCCACGCAATCTCCATACGTATACTTCACTATAACCGGAACCATGAAGATTAAAGTGGGGTAAAGATAAAGTAACAGTACTATGAACAATATTTGAAGTTAATATTGTATAAATTTCAAAAAACATCAAACCATCACCTGCCTGAGTATAATTAGTTTCGCTCGCGTCTGGTAATGGAGCCAATTTTGCAAGTCGGACATTCCATGTCTGATTCGACGTATCTGATATCTGTAAAAATGGAGAAGCGATAAATATTCCATCTATTAAAGCTGGAACACCATAAAGTTGTTGTCCTGAAAAAGAGAAGGGTACTTGAATATTATTACCGGGGCCAGTAGCAGCAATGTATGAACGTAATTGAGAATATGGATTTACATAACTACCAGCAACTGTAACATATCCGTAATTTACGGGCGCATAAATACCCGCATTTGTATCGCTATCAAACACAAAAATTACTGTCATTCCATTTCCCGATGAAGAATAATTCAAAGTGCTGCTTGCACTAGTTAAGGTCGTTTCGACGGGAGTAGATAGTGTGAATTCGGAAGTAACACCATATAATGCAATAGCTTGTAAATAGGAATCAGATACATTTGATGTTGTCAATGTGATAATCTCATTAGATAGTGGAGAATCGGCGATAGCGTACCATTCATATAAACCCGTTGTAGAATCTGCAAAACGCTGTTGCCATACGAGCGAAGTACTACTCAAAAAAACTCCGCTACCATTAGTAACCGCACATGCAATTATTACACACGGTTCTGTAGTCTGTTGTAATAATATAGATAATGTGGTTGATGCTGAAGCTTGGTCACTTGCTGTTGTGGCATTTACTAGTGTCGGATAAGTATAGCAACCCGCAAAGAGATACATATCATCTGGTTGACCGTTTATAATATTTGTTTTAAGAACATTAGAAGGAATCGTGAAATCACTAAATAACTCTACTTGATTTGTATAATCTACATTATTTGGAGAAGAAACCGGTAGAATACCTGCGGGGAAGAATACTGCCGCACTAGCCCAATATTGCGTACTAGAAGAAGGGAAATTAACTAGACATTGCGTTGAACCATTTAAAGAAGGTATATTATGTTGAATAAGACTATATGAAGAAACAACTCTATCAGTGGTAAAACCTAAAGTTGGGGTAGGTAAACCCCCGAGTTCGTATAATCCAGTAGCAGATATTAAGAGACCTCCTATATTATAATTAATAACCTGCGCAACACCAGCCGGTGGCGAGGTTCCATTACCTGTTTGTCCTATTGTATTATAATTTAATGCGCCACGAATTTCATAAACTTCCCAACTAACATAAGCCGTATAACCCGAGTTATTTGTGCTGTATCCAACTGTCATAGATTCGTTACCTCCAACTGATGCCCATGCATAATATATACTAGCGACTGTATTATTAGTTCTCTCTTCGGTTGTAAACCAAGAGAGACCGAGTGCATCAGTTATAGAAGAAGCGTAATTTTGAAATCCTCCGAAAGGTAATGTAGCAGTTACAGCTACCACAAGTAAACTTCCTGCTTGTACTGGTTTATTAAATGCAATATTATTTATTGATAATCCGGGGCTGCTACCAGTTAGAACCTGTTCATCCTGTCCATTTTGCTGGTAGATACCTGCTGTTTGGCTGCTTACGATTTGGCTCAATTGTTTTTAATCGCGCATTTAAAGTATAAAAACATTTCTTTATTAGCGTGCACATCTACGCGTTTAATTCAACAAATTCGACTTGAACCTCGTATATTTGCACGAGTCCACCCGTGAATGTTATTGATTGTATATCTTTAACTGCGACTAAATGTAATGTACCGTCCACTTCTGATAACTGCAAACTGGGAGCTTGAAATTGCTGAAGAAGACTTTCTAATTGCGCGGAAGAAATAATTTCAAATGTTAAAGTAAATACGCGATTGGATGCTCCGAGCATAAGTATTGAATCTGAATACGATTTTGCATACGTGAATCCGGATGGGGTACTATACCCATACGCAGGCAATCTATAAATTCTATATTTCGCGGCTTTAGAAATTTGAAATGATTTTACGTTAAAAGATATGTTATTTATTTGAATTTGCCCGGGCGGATTTTGACCTATAATTGACGCGGTTAAAGATACGGAACTTTCTGTATTTAGATAATAGGTACCACCTATTGAAGCTGTCGTTGATAAAGAAACTTCTCCGCTCGCGCTCAATTAAATATACTAATAGACTTTAACATTATAAATATTTCGTTTGCGCGGTTATTTCTCTTCGACTAATGGGTCACGTTCTTGTGTTTGAGCCAGTGCTAAATTATAAAGACTTGACGCGCGTTCAACTGCTTCAAAAAGTTTTGAAGCGGTCGCGTTATCTATTTTCTCGAAATTCAATTTATTAATTAACTCCACCATTTCGGGAAAATCGGACAGAATGTAGTTTAACTCTTTAGAATCGAAATAGCCCTGTTTTGAGTATATAGACTCTAGATAATTTAGCTCATTAAATAGTTTTTGAAGTTTAGGACGTAATCTGGTTAACAAATTTTCCGCGACATCGCTATAATCTTCGACCATCGTTTTTCCACCAAGCGTATCGACCGCAAGCCCATAAACATTTTGTATTCGGTCTAGTAATTCTATCGCGCGCTTATATAACTCGGGGTCATCAACGCCTTCTAGAACACGATTGAGAGAATTTATCCACTTAGGAAATGTGTTAGCTATCCGCGTAGCCATATCTCTACTAAATCCTCCCGCGCTAGCGTAACCTTCTTCAATATCCGAGAGCAATTTAAATGAGTTATCCATATAATGTTTTAATTCGAGTTGAGTCATTCCACGCGATTCATCTTGCTTAGATTTCTTCGGATACTTCTTTGTTGAATAATCATTTGGCAACTCGGGCGAGCCTTTAATATCGAGCGCTTCTAGCAAATCTTCTATATTCCACGTTTCTTCTATGGGTTGCAACTTTAACTCGCCAAGTTCTTTTGTTTGTAATTCCAATTCGGTTGAGAAATTTTCTCCGCGATACCACAAAAATCCATATATTTTCGACATTTCTAACATATCTTTTTGTTTGAAATGCTCGCGTATATCTCGTGAGAAATCGCCTTCTTTTGTAAATTGTGTTTTGAATGAAATATTAATTGAACTATCCGCGCCCGTAACGAGCATTACTTTCTCTTTTTCATCCGCGAGAAAACTAATAACGTCGCCAGTCGATTGTAAATCTGTGTTATGAGTTAGAATTCCGTTAGTTACTACCGAATTTTCATCATAGTTATTTCCTTCTATTGTTAATCCTATAGCATGTGCATGAGAAGCTGTCTTAGTTTCAACTTTCAATATGGGTATTTTAACAAAATTAATTGGGGGGTCTGCAAGAAGAGGGATGTTAAATAAGGGAGCAAGAATTTCACTAAATGCGTTAGAAGCTACTTGACGAGCAGGAATTCGAATAACTGTCCAGCCCATTTCTTCGAGCTTCTTATCTCGTTGTTCATCTTCTTCTTTTCTCATTCTGTGCCATAATTCGCCGTCTATCTCAATGTCAATCTTTCGTTCTGGAATAGCAATATCCATAAAAATGAATCTAGGTATAGTTCGTTTTCCAGCATAGGTAGTATACGTTCCAATTTGAACAGGATATTGTTTCTCAAGTCCAGTCACGCCCATCTTTTTTAAATAATCAAAAACAACGCGCTCCCAACGACTTCCTCCCTTTGCTGTTTTGAATCTTGCTAATTTGGCTTTTCTTTGGAATTCTGGATTAAAATTGTCAAACTTGTGAATAGGAACTAGTCCTTTTTGATGAGCATCTTTCATGTGGCAACTCAAAGAACAATACTTTTTATTATATGGATAGCGACCAGAGATTTGTTTTCCACAATAAAAGCATTTTTCGCTTGGATTTTTTGGATTATAATTGTGAATAAAACGGCATTTTCTAGAACAATATTGGCTGATGTTATTTATCGGTTTTTTACAAACTAGACAGAAATTGAGTAGATATTCCGGGACAAATATTTCGTCTCCTATTCTAAGTTCTTCAGCAAGTACCCAAAGCTCTTTTCCTTCTCTAAAAATCCTATATGGGTGGTTGAAAGTTGTCGTAAGTTTTTGAAACTTATGTTCCTTCGGCTTTCTTAAATCAATTGTCACAGTTGTTTGTTTTCCTCTGTATGGGAAAGTTATCTTGTCGATTACTTTGCGATAAACACCACCATATGATAATACCGAATCTCCTACTCTTACATCCTTTATAGGAATACGACCTCGTTCCGTTTCTATCAAAACAAAATCTCCTATTACGCATACAGGGTGTGAGTGAACAGTTCCTATATATAATTCTCCCTCATGTAATTTTTCATTCGGTTTTAGCACAATCTCGCGGTTTTCTCCCAATTGTTCTGAGATAACCCCGACATTTCCATGCAATCCAATTACCAAGAAACCTCCCGCTTCTCCATCAGTCTTAATTGCATATTCCGCCAAAATTTTTACATCATTCGCTAACCTATCGGGTATTCTTATTTTCCGCGGAACCTCAAACGATGATGACGATTTTTCTGGTTCGGGTTCTTTTTCTGGCGGCTCTTTTGGCGGCAGTTCAGGAGACGGCTCTCTTGTGGGAGGTTCTTTTTGAGGTGGTTGCTGTTCAGGGGGAAGTGACCCAGAAGGTTGATTTACTTCAAGAACTTGTGCGTACGGATAAGGAGACTGATTATTAGACATACGTAAAAGGAAATATAAAAACGTTTTATTTAAATATTTTGTAGCGCTTAGGATGTCCAGAGAACCTGCCCTGACCCACCCGACCCAAACGCTGTTACAGTACCGCTATGGGATTCGGTATAGGTTGGCGTGTTGGAGTTGGCCCAGTTTTCAGTAACCGTGCCGGTAGAAAGTACACCAAGCGAACCAGTGTGATTCGCCCAGTAAAATATCCTAACTCCGGGTATTGGCGCATACGATATAATCGAAAGACTTACAGACGACATATCAATTTTTATTTTTTATTTTGTTATATTTAAACCTTTTCTCTATTAAACTTTACAGTAAAGCTTTTAAAAAATAAAAAACATTTGGTGAATATTTTATTATTGTGTTTCTTACTTTGAAATTGCTGCATAAAATGCTACAACGGCACTGATTATAAGCCATACAACTGTCGTTGCCAATGCAGGAAATGCTATAGATAAGCTCAGAGATGGTACCACTGTTCCGAACAGCCGCATAACTAGAACTACTAGTGTTACTACGCCACCAAGAAATGTTACCAGAGCAACGTCGGATTGTCGGAGAAATCGCTTAACACTTTCTAGACCGTCTGTGGAAGTAGTTGGTGGCGGTAGTTCGCCGAGTGCTTCCTTTAGGCCGAAACCAATGACACCGAGTATTTGGAGCGCTACAGGGTAGTACCATGGTACATTCATTGGGAGAGTTATATTTCCAACGACGATGAGAAGGGTTGAGACCATGACTAAATATGTCTGTTCTTGCGCAGACAGACCCGGTACATTATGGTCGAATTGGAACAATATTACAACGCCAATTACACTCAGTACCATGAGAGTGGCGTTCAAAGTTGGATGTGAAGCGAAATTCAGCGTGCCGAACTGTATCAGAACGAAGCCTACGATTACGAAGAATGTCACGAGGCTCGCACTTTTTGTTGCAGATGTTGAGAAGTTCATTGTACTCTCCGCTAATTTTGCTTTTTATATAAACGTTATGTTAAATTTAGCTAACAAAAATTTCGCGCAAATGATTAAAACGTTTAGCCCCCACAATTTCCATCAATTGACCGTCCTCTTCTATAATACATTCTATAAGATTTTCCCATGTTTTGCAGTATTCCCAAATTTTTTCCGCGGTAACTTGGCCAATTCCTTCTAATTGGCGTAACATATCTACACGTATCTCATATGGGGTTCTGTTTTTAGCTTTAAATATTGGCGCGACATATTTTGTTTCTTTACCTGCTTTTTCATCTAATTTTTTAATTACCATAATAAATTCAGAAACCGAATTAACGCGAATAGTAGGAATTCCGAAAGATGCGATTCCAATATATATACCATCTAATTGTGCGAGTGTTACATGCTGGAATTTGAAAATTTTCCAGCGGTCAATTTCTTCAATAATTATAATTGGTTTATAATCCTGTTCGCGCAACTCACTTAAATAACTGCACTGTTCCCATATTCTCCCGTCACGGTGACTTGCAATTAAATCGGCTAAAGTTTTACGCTCTATCGCATATTTTTTACTTTCACCCACGATTAGGAAATCTATCTTTATTTCATCCGGATTTGCTAATTGCGCAGCCAAACTTTTATAATTTTCGGGTTCGTTTTTATTTGCGATAATCAAAATTAGAAAAACTTTAAATATCCCACTTTTTAAATGTTGTGCAAGTTTTGTATATAATAATACCAGCAACTTTAAACCATTTAGATGATATGATTAAAATTAATGAAAAATCTATGCCCGAACACTATCCTCGCGAGTTTTGGCAAGTTTGGCTTACCAAACCTCCACATCTAAGTTTTGTTGCGGTAGATAAAAAAAGTAATAAAGTATTAGGTTATTTACTCGGGATTAAACAGCAATTTAATTATCTAAACGCAAATTTTGAAGCTGCACTGCTCGCGTCAATAGCAGTTGAAACGAGATATAGGAAATTAGGAATCGCGACAAATTTAATTCATGCGTTCTTATCTGCCGCGAAAAATGCTCATCTTAAATTAGCCTATCTACATGTTCGCGTATCTAATGAGAATGCACAACGTGTGTATCGTAAGGCTAGCTGGCAACTTGAAATTCTTATTCCGGCATACTATCCTGATGGCGAAAGTGCGTATCTATTTACTCGCGCGCTATGAAACTTACGTGCGTTTGGTGTGGTTGTGCGTTCAACAGTAAACGAACGCGCAAACTTTGTGGCGCGTGTCACCTAGCAAAAGCGCGCGCAGATTGGAAAACGTGGATAGAGCGAAAGAATATATGTAGACAATCTCACTAGAAATATTCTGATTTAAATTTATATTTCTTTATTCCATCAACTTCTTTAACTTCAAACATCGGTTGTACCATTTCAAAAGCTAGATGAAGTCTATTTGTGACATATTCGCGCAAAACGCTTTCAGCAACTGTATAATCAGGAGCAATAAATTTAATCCAAGTTTTCAGTGTTGCTATTGTTGCTTGGGCTGCAGGGTCATCCAAAAATGACTTCGAGGGGTAGGAGCTACTATCACCGGTCGAAGTAACAGACTTTGCTGGATTAACATCTTTAATCTTTAATTTGCTCACACTAATTTCCATAGCATTTACTCGCATAGACGGTGACTTTGGCGTGGCTTGGATAGTTATTTCACGCATTCCATCAAATTTTCCAGAAAAAACCACAATCTTTCCTAAGAACTGTTTTTCGAATTCGTCTCGAACTTCGGTCGGCGAATAGGGGAACGTCGATAAGAAAGCTGGAACGCGTATCAAAAGCACGGTATTATCTGTACCTGTGCTAGCTAAAAGTGAAAAACGTCGCTCTTGTTGTGCTATAACTTCGCGCCCGTTACACTTTTTACAATTGCATATGGTCTTCACAGGGCCATCCACATGCAGGCCCGCAGTGGAATATGGACAACCCCAGTATACGTAATAATATTGGAGTGCCAAAACCTGAGCCTCAACATCAGTCATAGTTTGCCCAATTTCTGTTATGTCAGAAATTGTGGTAGGGGCTTTTTTATTTGCATAATAATTCATTCGCTCATTTAGAAACGTTTTCAGGAAATCTTTGTCATTGTCGGACATAGGCAATCAGCCGTGCGTGCGGTACATAAATGTTTATGTAAAATTTTATTCTTCATCTTCGAGTTCTTCATCGACTATATTTTGTAGATATTTGGCTGTCTCTACATTACCTTTTGCCATCTCTTTTTGTATCTGGTCTAAAAGGTGAGCGATATATAAATCTACGTCATAGTTCCGCATCGCATTAAATGTGCCTTCTATCGAATTAAATGCTTCCATTTTTCCTTTTGCTGGTGCTGGTGGTGAAGTTCCTTCGACTTCTTGTGAAGAAAGTTCCATCTCAGGAGCGCCAGTTTCAATTAGGCCTTCGAGAGAACCCCCTGCCATGCTGGGAGTCTTTCTAACGGGGCCTCCACCACTCATTCCGAGTCTCATTTCCGTTAGTTCGCGTATCTCGCTACGAGAAAGTTGTCTCCATCCGAGATATTCGCGCGCTTCATTAAATGTAACTAAACCTTTTTCATACAGAACTGAAATATTCGCAATTTTATCTTGAATGTTCTCTTGATGTAATGCTTTCCAAATTATGCGTGGAACGCCAAATTGCTTAATTAATTCGTCTGCGAGTTCCCCATACAAAGATTTTAATATTAACACCATTAGTCCGCCTTCCGGATTTTCTAGTTGCGCGCTAAGAGATGAACGAATATTTGATATAAATGTGAAATAAGCATTCTCAAGTGTTCTCGCGGTTGCACGATTAAGACCCTGCGGGTCAACGAGGGCTTTTGGAACCATCAACGCGTAATATCGCATATTGTGCGCCCATTTGAGCCAAAATTCTATCGCGGGCAAATGCTGAATTGGAGCTTCAAGTGGTTTTACATCGATTAATGCGCCCGAACGAACGAAGATATTACTGCCGGGCGGCTGACTCTCAAAAGCGCGTTTGATTGCATTGAACTGTTCAACGGTGGCTTCTTGATTTTTTGGGCCACCAACATGAACGAGGAAATAAGGTTTTAGATAGACATTTGTAACCTGCACCATCTGAGTTTCGAAACTTCGAATTGCTTCTTCGTAAAATAGAATTGGCCTTAGCATTGATGTTCCATAAACGCTCTCATATGTCCACGATGAAGGCCACCAGCGGAAATGTAGTACCTCATCTGCTAGAAAAGTTACGAGAGGAAAGACGTAATACTGTATATAACCGAGAATTGTCCCATAGGCATCTCTTCGCACTCTCATATAGCTCGGGTCAAGCGGCCGAAGACGCAAAATTTCTCCATATGGATTTACTAATTTGTGACTAGGATACAAAAGATTGTGTTTATATGCGACATCCATTCGGTCAGTCCACCAATAGCCACCTTTCCCAGTTTCCGGACTATAATCCATTTCCCAACTTACGCGCAGCGCTTCTAAGTCATGGCCAGTCTCGGGACATACCCACGTTCTAACTACTTCAACATACGCATTCCCGAATAGAAGCTGATTTGAAACGACGATTTTAAGCAAGTTGAAAATGTCGTGTCTATGGAAAAATGCTTCAACATCCCGTTTAACCATGTCGAGCGGATATTCAATATCAAAACCCTGTCCCAGTGTCATAATCGAATGTAAAATTATAGTCTGGCCAACTAGAGGGTCTTGCACAAATAGCTGCTTATATTTACCGTAATCTTCTGTTGGTACGGCTCCCCAAATCTTTTCCCAAATAGCTATATATGGATAAACTGTGAATCCGAGACCTAAACCCGGGAGAGTTTTTGTAGCATATTCTTCCCATGCATATTGTCTCCACCACGCTTCACCTCGGTCAGCCTGTTCATATTGTGACCACGTTGGTGGTTTATAGCTCGCAGTAAATGTGCTAGGAGTGGTCTCGCTTTTAGGAGCGCTCGAAAATAAACGTGAAATATTTCCGAAAAATGAGCGCTTTTGCTTTTCCTCGGTATCCGTTGCCATTATTTATTCAAAATATAATTTATATATTTAAAGTTTTTTACGATACCTTTTTAAAGTGAAATTGTACGCGTAGCTGCATATTGAAACTGCTTATAGCATTTCTTATAGCTGCTATACCCTCTGAACTATTAACCGTCAATGGAGAACCTTTTATTAAACGTTCACTTATGTTAGATAAGGACATAGATAAAATTGTAGTAACTTCCAACGACTATAAAACTTTTTGGACTCAGTTATTTTATTCGAATTCTTTTGAGCGTACGTCGCTTTTCTTTCTCACGGATAACAAAATTGTTAAAGCGCTAAATTTAGTTACGGGGATTGCAAACGGACTCGACTATTCGCATATATTAATACTCGTAGATAGTTACACTAGTAATAGTATACGCGATATATTATATAGTAAGTATAATATACTATTATATAATAATATAATATATAATTATACGAGTAATAATATATACGCAGAGGTCAATCGCTGGTCGCATAAATTAAAAAATTGCTCGCAAAACAAACCTAACATGTTTGAAAAATATGTAAAAGGCGTGATTTATCCTACTTACATGGTAGCTCCAAATTTATTTATTTCCGTTAAAGAATTACTCCGAGTGGCCCCCATACCTGTTAATGCTTCTTTTCCCGAACTTATTGCATACTTAAAAACGCATGATGTTGACATCCGCGCGTTTGATACTCCAAAACACGCATAACTCTTATATTATAGCTCATTTCTAAGGCTGCTGTCGCACTTGCATACCCAAATTTACGAAATAGAACTACAAAAAAAGGATGATATAATTAACTTGGAACCCCTCTCCGATATCCATGTGGGGCAGGTTAATTTTGCGAAAGCTAAATTTGAAGAACGGTTACGCGCGATAGAGACCGACCCCACGCGCTATTGGATAGGATTGGGTGATTTCGCGGACGCGATTATTGCACAATCTGGATTGCAAACTGATAAGAGATTTTCATACATGGAAGTTTCACGCGAATTTTTAACTCCTGACGAACAGTATAATAAAGTTCGAGAATATTTTGAGCGTATAAAAACCAGAGGACTCGGACTACATGAAGGTAATCACGATTGGGCACTAGCGGATAAGACGGGACACAGATATGTTCTAGAGTTGGCGCGCGATTTAGGTCTCCCATATCTAGGATTTTCTGCATTTACACTTTTACGTTTTCGTTATAACAAAAAAATTATGGCACAAACTAGAATCTTTAGTGGGCACAGTTATTATGGTGGAACTAAAGTGGGTGGAAATTTAAATAAACTTGAAGAATTGATGACAGGATTTGAAGCAGACATATATATCACAGGGCATACTCATAACGTGATTGCGGAAAAACGCCCCGTGTTAACTATAGATTCACGCGGAAAATTACTCAAAGTTCCGAAAATATTTGTATCAGCCGGTTCATTTTTAGAATCTTATATGGAAGGCACGGATACATATCCAGAAAAACGACTATTGCCTGCAAAGAAAGTTGGTACTGTAACAATCTCATTCCATCCTGCCGCGCAACAAGTATATGTACATGAGTGATAACAAATGCTTAAAAGGAGATTTGGCGAAACGCTGGATTCAGTTGCAGATGAGACAATTCTCGAAAATCATCGAGTTATCCTTACCGAGCGCGAGCGCATCGTTTTGGGCGCGTTAAAAAACTCTAAAAAACCTCTAAGTGTAGCTCAACTACGAATAATCACGGGCTATTCAATAGGACGTATCTATGAAGCGTTGGCAGTTCTTCGTGAGATGAAACTGGTGAAAACTCAATATGTGAGCAGACGTAACGCGGGAGGATACGCGAATCGTATATCTCTCTACTTGTATAGTAAACAATAATTTTTATTCGTTTTCCGGTGGGAGTTCTGAAGGCGGAAAGAACTCGCGCCATCTTTTATCTTTCGCATCTCGTAATCTACAGGGTGTATACCACTCACAATAATTACAGAGCCAGCTATAAGTACTGTCTGGAGGCACTTTAGTTTTCATCGCTTCATTCATAATTGAGATTTTTCTTATTAACTCTTCGCGCGTTTCTGTTACATCTATAGGGAAGGCGAAAGCTTTTATATGTTTTCCAGTGCTAGATTTGTCTGTTCCAAGCTGGATATAAAGTACGCAACCCCACATAACTTTGCCTTTATATTCCGGTTTTTCATAAAGCATCACCGCGTAGTACTTGATTTGGTTCAGATGCTGCTCATAAGGTTTTAGCGGTAGCGTAGTGCAAGTTTTCTTATCGATAATTGTAATGCTCCCATCTTCATTGTTCAGAATCTCGTCAGTCGTGCCCGTTAGTGTGCTAATTTGTAGTGGTGTTTCATGTGCATCAGTAATCGGTACTTCGTGAACCATCTTTCCTAGCGCAAATGTAAGAACTTGGTCTTCGTCAAGTGACCGAACCGGATTTGTGCTCGTGCTTTCACGCACCATATCCCAATATCCTTTGCGCATACATGAATATACTAAATTTGATACGTGCAATCCGCGCCTATCGGCTGAGACATAATTTATCATTTTATCCATGAATAAAGCTTCTACGTTTTTTTCGACCTCGCTGTGTGTCAACATAAAATTTCTAACAAACTTTTTATAAGGGTCTATTTAAACGATTCCTAGAAATTGGCATCCATAACAGAAATATTATCAGAAGAGAAGTTACGTGAATTTGGATTGCATATAGCATCACCTCGTGTTTCGCGATATATGCGTCCGTATGTTGAACAGGTTAATGGCGCGAATATATTTCCACTCAGTTTTATTTTGCGCAGAATACATCTTCTCGGGAAAGTTTTGAACGAATATAATCCCAATGAAGTACTTGTTTATTCAAGCCATCCGAATGCGGAGAACGCACTAGACTCATTCAAACAGCTAACCGGAGTTAACACCGTTTTTAAGCGTGTTTTGCCCGGGATTTTATCTAATCCACAACTCTCATCTAACACGGGCGTAGTTCTTTTAATGGACATCATGCGCGGCAGACCAGAAGTTTTCCATATGGCTAATCCGCAAAGGTCAGTAAGTATAACTGAAGAAGATTTCAAAAATGAGGCGCGGCTAGCTCTCGAAGCGAGCAAACAACATATACCTGTGTACTCGGGTTGCAATTCAAACGCAATTTTGGAGCATGTTGATTACATTGTTCCGTTTAACACGTTCAACACGCGAGCAATTGGCGTATTTTATTATTTGCTCGCGCGCGCTTATCTGTTGGCCGCGAATAAAATAACACCATCAGATTTACTCCCACTACCTTTGGAATCTTTCTTTTATTGAAGCAGCCCCGTTATTGCATCCTCTAATTGTAAAAATAAAGTAGCATTTTTTATGTGCTTACATTCATTTTTTCTAAAGAAATAGTCTGGACAACTACAGATTTTCTCGTCTCCATTGAAAATTACCATATATGACAGCGGAGAATTCTCAGATTTTACCATAAAAAGTTGTAAATTATCACTTTTCTGGTAAAAGGTTACGTTAGTCTTATAGATATCGCTCATCAAGTAGCTAATCGCGCGCCCCTATTTACGTTTTTTGATTCATCGGAATTAATTTCCCCGTTTTTGGGTCTACTATATATTGACCCACAATCTCAACTTTACGCTCTTGTACTGTAGATGGTGCTACAGTTTGACTATTTGCTACTATCGGCCCATTTCCGGGTGTAGTGATTATCGGGTCTTTCGGAGGTTGAGCAGAATTGTTTAACGGTTTATTTTGTTCGGTCAGAAGTTCAGCGGGTGGACGCGTATTTTTAAGTTCTTGAACCCCCGAGGCTCCTATTACCGACCCACCTGCTGAGATTAGGACACATTCAGGGTTCTCATGGTCTACTGCGTTATCATCTGTTATAATCACGTGATGCGTTTGACATATAATTGGCATTGTACTATAGGTTTTATGTGAGACTTATAAATCTTTCTAATTTTTTACATCCAATCAGCGCCTGCTTTCTTCGCATGTTCGAGCCACTGTTTCAATATCTCTGGGTTATTATAGCCTATATCTATCAAGTATTTTCTGAAATCTTTTACGATATCTCCAATTTTATCGAAATCCGGGCCAAAGAACATTGATTTTGGAAATGTTGGATATTCGTCCTTTGGGACGTTTATAACAGTATCTACCATTGCTTCTGGTACGGGCTGCGCACGCGGAGGTGCCAATGTTGCGGGCGTAAAAGCGGGTTGTGTTAAGTTGGACTCGGCTTTATAGACCGCATTAACTGTGTCTTTTATAAGCTGATTCAAGCTATCCCACGTTTCTATTACGAGCGCAGCTTCTTTTTTGGTGGTTTCTTCGTCTTCTCGTCTCGGATGACTAAGTACTGATGTTTCAGGCGTTTTATCGCGCCATGATATTTTGTAACTAGACTCACCAACGGGAACCCATGATAATACTTGAATGGAATCATCATGTAGTAAATTCTCCAGCGCGCTCTTATCTACAGTTTGATGTTTGACTTTAGGTTCGGCTTCCTCTTCTTCATATCTACCCCGAACAATATTATAACACTCACGACATAAGGCTTTGTCGGTATGTGGGTCTAAATGTACATTGTCAGAAGAGCCACAATTTTCACATGTTAATTCTTCTTCTTTCTTCTTGCCTTTTACATGAATATTATAAATATGGTCAGATACTTCTTCAAATTTTCCAACATAGCCATCTTCTACACATTCATATACTTCTTTTTCAATATCATCGGGCGCATCTTCATGTTTTCCATATTTAGCGCGTATATAGCCGCAAACCTTTTCCGCGGTCTTTTTATTTCCATATCGCTTCATCTGGTCGCGAATACACTTATTCCATGGATATGATTTAGCTTCAAAGAACGAAAGATATTCTTCTCCTATATGACCCACTTTATTTAACCATGCTTTTAATTCTTTATCTGCATCTCTACGGGGCATGTATATTTACTATTTTTCGGAACTCATATTTATATTTTATCCCGCGCGACTTAATGAAACCTCGCTTACAAGCGCGTGTGCAACTGAAATTGGTAGATTGTATTTACCAGCGAGAGTTGCTACAGTTGTCTCAAAATTATGATTTCTCAATAATTCGCGCGCTTCTCTTTGTAGTAAACTCAGTGGCGCGTCATCTCGTTCTTCTTGGCGCATTAAATCGTTTGTAGCTACTCCATTACCTGCTTTTATAGGTATCTCCTCAGGATTTGGTTCGGGTTCACCACCTACGACCGTACCTAAAGGTGGCATTGGCGGACTTGGTTGCGATGGAGAAGTTGGAGGTTGAAGGTCTGATTTTTCTTCTGATTTTTCCTCGTAATCTGGTAGCGGTTTCTCTATTGGGAAGCCCGTACGCCATAACCATTCACCAACTACGGCTTTAATTGTAGCTGGAGAAACCTGTCGCGCCAACCGCTCGCGTTCTACGTCATTTGCATCTGGTGGAAAACCGAGCATATCATCTAAATCTTGTCCCGTTATTAATCCTAACGTATCTCCCGTTTTCGCGTTCTTTATGATTAAATAATCGCCTAGTGCACTGAGAATTATATCATAATTCGCGAAAATTTTGAAAACTCTATCATCAAAACCTTCACGTTTTCCGGGAAATCGAGTTTTTTCATGTTTTTCTTTTATGTCTTTTCCGGATAATTCTTCAACTATTTTAGCTGCCTCATTGCGCGATAAATCGTAATAGCGCTGTATCCACTCTACAATTGAAAAGATGTCGTAACCCGCGTCTAAACTATTAGTTATGAAAGATTTAATGTTAGTTATGATTTCTTGCGGGACAAATGCGTTTTCTTCATGCTTATGTTCGCTATTGAAATGCCTTACCATCTCGGGAAACGAACTAAACATTTGACTGCACCACGGACAGCGCGCGGACAAATCATATTCCTCACCCTTAAATGGTGGCATAGTTTTCAATACCTCATTCGCGGTTCGGCGTGCTTGTGATATACTCATATCAAATTGTTTGACAAGTTCGAGTGCCACATCATTTACAGAAAAGCCATTTTGCAATAAATGAAACGCTATATCAACAGGCGTACCCTGATTCTCACTTACTTCTTCAGTAAAATGTCCAGTCCGTCTTACGCGTTCAAAATGTTCTTGCATATGTTTATCCATTTCATCTGGGTTAGATGTCTGGAAGCTATCATAAGGGCACTTCTCAACTTCTTCATATTCTTTAGGTTCAGGCCCCGTTCCACTGCCCGGGTAGCGCGGTTGACTTGTTTCGATGGGCGGCCCTTGAACACCCATTTTCGGGGCCGGACTTAGAGGAGAAGAAATACCTTCGCCATATCGACTGTCTGTTATGCCTTCAACCTCAAGTGGTGGTTCGTCGCTTTTTATCATCTCTTTCGATGGAAGCGCTCCCGCGGAATCGAGAAAACCTATAATCTGTTCGGGGCTAAGTTTTTCCCAATGCGGGCCAAAAATTTCCTTTACTTGGTCGCCCTGAACAAAAAATTCGTCCGTTGGATTATCTTCAGGACTTACGGAAATATAATTTAATGCTATATCCGCGACTACCTTATATATCGTACCTTTATACGGAACCACATAACTATATTGTCCGGGCTTCTCTTCCGACTTTAATTTGTCGCGCTGACTATCGAGCGATTTTGTGTCGTCGAGTCCATACTTATTTAGCCAGCGATGAAACACTTCTTCTGCGCGGTCGCCATACTGTTTTTTAAAGTTGCTATATATTTTGGCGAAATCTCCATGCTTAGGCATTTTTATATATTTTTCTAGATTCTTCTATTTAAATCTTTTAGTCGCCGCCCGTCAGGAGATAGGTATCACTCGATTCGAGGAAGATTGATGGCATAGTTGAACTTGTAACTAGTAATCTCTGTCCGTCAACATTCATTAATACACCGCGCGGCTTTGCCATTCTGTATGCAATTACGCATTTGTAAACATCGCCACCAAAAACTTGTAATGCTGGACTGATTTGTGGAAATCTAAGATGCGAATCGGCAGTTTGAACTAGAACATATATAAGTGACGGATAATGTATATTGTAAGGCGCTAAATGGAGTTGAGCGGTATATGGGCCTTGTGTAGATGTATAACTTATTCCCTGAATTTGTGCAATATATACATTTCTAATATCGTAAATAATGTAATTTAATGCAACATCGGAAACAATCTGCAATAAATCGTTGCTGGGATTATTTTGTGTTGATTGCTGAATAAAAATTGGAAACCCTAAACCTCCGCCCTGTTTCTGGGTAGACCCCTGTGTAAGAGTTACGTAACTCACGAGATAGGAGAATGGATTACTTAAATTTAAACGTTATCTTTATATACCGCATTTTCAAAAAAAGTATCATGCTAATAGAGCAGCAATTTTTTAAAATTAACGACCTCGCGCTCCCAAAAATTACAATCGCATTCGAATATCCCCTCGGCCCCGATAATGAATTGTCTTTCGATGTATTTGTGAAATTTAAAATTTTCTTTCTTGAATTCTTTGATAAACATATAGATACTTCGAAACTATCTCTTCACGCGCTCGCGAAACAGATTTTCGAGTATTCATATTCGCGAGAAGATATCTACGTAGTTTCAGTCTCGTTTGAACTGGAAACGCCTCTAGATAAAACAACATTTACAGTTAGACCGGCAGATTTGCATTTAGTGCGCCCTGCGAAACCTAAAACTTTAAATAGTTAATGTACGTTTTTTCAAAATATTATGAGCGAGACACGCGGCCCCAAACCGCGCGCATTAGATATTCCATCTGACAGTGCCGAGGATTCTAAAGCACCCGAAACGCCGTCGCAGAACGCGCCACAAAATGGGTCTCCGAGCGACGCAGCGCAATCACAGAAATTAAAAGTAAAAATCGAAGATGGTATTGTGATACTAGGTCGCAGAGGGTCGGGAAAATCTAATATTATACGTTATCTCGTTAAAGGGCCTTTAAAATCATACAAGTTCGTTGTGCTAGATGTTGTGGGGTCACTTAAATCTTTAGAGGGGCAACCAAATGTGGAATATTACGTAGTAAATCCGAGACGAACCCAAGATGTAAATAAAATTATAAATAAAGTACTTGAAGAGCGCAATAAAATGCTAGTTTCTGACGAGATTGACAGATTTGATTATATGCGCACTTCAGCGCTAAATGATTTGGTTAATATTGGACGCAATTATGGAGTCGGATATATAGTTGCCGCGCGACGCACCGCGACAGTTTCAAAAGATTTTCTATCAAACGCAGAATTTAGTTTTGTATTTCAACATATTTTGCCGCAAGATTTGGAAGTTTTGCGAGAATGGTATAATATAGATGAACAAATTTTACGTAATTTAAAAGCGCATGAGGTTATCTTGTTTCATGGCGCGGAACCGATATGGCGCGGAATGGTTCCATATGTGCCTTAATTTTATCTGTGGTCGCCCGACCCAGAAATTGTTCCATTAGCTAGGCGTCTCTGCAATTTAGTAATATTGGATGAAGCTACATCCTCCAAACTGATATTTAAGCAGGTAGCTACTTCGGCTAGATACCATAGAACGTCGCCCATTTCACTTTTTATGTCATATAAGATATCATTTGGCATATCACCATCATAATCGCGCAAAATCTTTTTAAACTTATTTGATAATTCTCCCGCTTCCCCAGCCAAACCGAGCGCGGGATATAACCAATTTATTTCCTTTCCATGCAATTTTGGATAACTATACCGCGCGGTAGAATGTGCATATTCTTGATAATCTTCAAAATCCATGGTTCAATTCGGGTAGTTTGGCTCTTTTTAAATATTGCTTTATTTCCTTTTGATTCAAATACTTCTATTAGTTTCAGGGCTTTGTTAACATTGAGCGCGTTCAAATTTCGATATTAAAAGAATCGCTCAACAATTCTATTTTACCTTTTTTAAAATACAGATGCGCACGAAAACGCGGTGATTGGTCTATTACAATTGAAGGCATTAAAGTTGGCTCGTCTTTGTTGCCATCCCATCCCCACGCATTTCTGCCGTTTAGTATGTAATGATTACCCTGTTTAAATGGTTGAAATACGAAAGGAAAGTCGCCATCATTAAAATAATATTCAATGATACCATCTATACCGGGATATAGAGGTTTTTCATTATATGTATATTTTTTATCGCCCCAAACAATTTTAAAACTGAGCTTTAGTGTCAATTATATTCACGCTAACTTTTTTATCTCTTTATTTTCGACCCTATATAAATTCCAACAATAGCTCCGATGAGCGCTCCAAGAAAAAGACCATTAACACTGAAAATGGTACCTAATGCGGCTCCAGTGATTGTTCCAATAGTGAATCCCTGTGTAATAAAACTCAAAACCATTTCTCACTTATTGCAATCGCAATCATCGTCTTTCTCTATTTCATTTTTTACGTCATCTGGTACAACTGCAAATAATCGCGTTTTACGATGAAGAAGTTTCGCGAAGGTATTATACGTACCTGTAAATATTTTGGCTATTGGGCATGTTGAAGGGGGAGGCGGAGACGGACTCGAAGGAGGCCAGTTTGGTGTCCAACAAGTATTATATTTGCCACTGTACCACGCATTTACATATTCTCCAGAGTTGATTTGATGGCAAACGAAGTGGGAATCGCAATAATCGCAAATTTCTTCATTACCTATTACCCAACCATAGCCGGGCTGCATATCAGTAGCCAACTCACAATTATGTACTATTGCATTAGATACTAAATATGTGTGTGTTGTTGTTTCAACGTTGCGAACTTGACCCTTATAGGGTATCCTTTTTATCGATAATATTGGCGAAATAAGATATTTATCTACTTTCTTTACTTTACTTGTGTTAGAAAGTAAGCCTTGATAAGAATCGTGTGTATGACAAAGGCGACCCATAATATATTGTTCCTTACCTTTCTTTCCTTTTCTCAATGCTAAAAATTGCCCCAATCGAGCAAAAGCTAACTGTAATTGTAATGCTAGAACTTTAGAGACAGTTTCAACGATTATTTGTTTATATTTCTTTCGGGTAACATAGCGGCAACCATCACCATCAATATATCCGTTCAAAAATGCGCGTACTAAGGATAAATTCTTATGATACAAGATGAAATCAGGTATCTTTTTATGTAAAGCTCCCTTTCCACAGAACTCTTCTAAGAAAGAAGACAAATGCCTTGAACCAATATATACTCTTATTGCATGAGTATTTTTAATTGGAGATATTGTAACTCTGTATCCTAAGCTATTTAATAATAGTTTTACTTTATTTGCAATATCTATTTCTTTTTCATGTAAAGCGAGAGTAACATCATTGAAATTTGCTGAGCCTTCAGCAACATATAAGCCAAGAAACCAAGCAGTATCTTCATTAAGAGGAAATTGTGTTGTTGTTCCTGTTATAGTTAATGCTTTAAGTAGCGCCGTATTTTCAAAATACTTTTCTAATGATATTTCTTTAACTTCTATATCCCCTTCTATTATAGGAAGTAATAAATAATTCCCGCTAATGTTTGTATGTTTTTCTTTCAATAATTCTGCATGTTTCCATTCTGGTGTAGAGTAACTTATTGGTTTTGAATGATTTGTTGGGGTAATTCCCCCGATAGTTAGAATTGGATGATTTGGTGTACATATAATAGGTAACATACCATGTGCTTTAATAGAAATAAGTTCTCCATCATATTGTCTGTTAAATTTAGCTATAACTGTATCCAATCCAGACATTCCAACAATTTTATCTCCTATTTCATATTCTGAAATCGGTTTATTATCACCAAGCAAAATTTCTTCTGGTAAAATACACATCTCCTCACTAAGTCCTTGTGTCAACGTATCAAATGCAGATACCGTACATTGATTGCAACCAAGCGTGCACGGATAGGGTTCAACTGTATAATAATAATTTTTAGTGCCATCATTATAGAAGTTATGAAAATCGCAAAAGACGGAACAGCTTGACGAACCCTGCAACGTTATTGTAACTCCGGGCGGGAAAAAGATGTTGTAAGCGCCTTTCTCATTTACGTCAGCAACTGTACCGGACACAACCCACTGTTTTATCTGTGGCCCAATTGCACTATCATCAATGGTTGTGGGAGGGTCTTGTGAAATTATATATGAATTACCAAATACACCGTAGCCCATATCTCCACCAGATGCTCCATATTCCTGTAAACCTCCCCAGTATGAGTGGTCTGTTGCTATATCCGCGACCGCCTTATCTACTTGTGCGGTAGTGAAATCTTTTGGCGCGTTCCAGAAAGAACCCCAAAATATATTTATCCATTTATATCCCGTTTGCCAAAGTGGCCCTCCATTGTAAGTTGCCAATCCACTCGTTGTTTGTGTTACGTTTGTCTCGCGTTTAATTTCTCTAATTATTTTAGTCATTAATTTTGGATATTTTATTTTTAGTATTTAAAGATTCCTTCTAATAAAAATATTTTTATATGTGCGTGCTTTCATTAGTGGGCGTGAGCAACGCGTATAATTACATGGTTAAGCGCTTGGACGAGAAAATTTCCAAACTTGAAGAGCAAACCAAGCAAGAAGAGCAGAAAAAGCTATTAAAAGATGCAGAACAGTTAAGTGAAGAGTTTGATTTAGCATCTCCTTCAATTTTTACGCTTAAAAATGTAGCCATACCAGAGAAATATGATAGACTCACTGGACGCGAACTCACACAAGCCGATTGGTTCCGTGGGCGCGAATATCTTATTCCGCTTTATGATGATACGTCCCAAAATATAGTACTCGTGAAAGGGCGACAGGTCGAGATGTCTACATATATCGTAAATCAGCTTTTATATCACGCGCTAAAATATCCGGGCTTCTACATATACACGTCGAGCGACCAAGAAAAAGCGAAATATTTCAGTAAAGAAAGGCTTTTACGTACTATAATGAAATCTCCAAAATTAAAACCGCTTCTTGGACGTGATTCAAATGTGCACAACATCAAACTGGGAGATTCAACTATACACATTTATTCTGCATATGGAAATTTAGATGCGATACGAGGTTATTCTGCAAATGCGCTCGTGCTTGATGAGTTCCAAGACATAAACGCGGACGCGCTCGGTGCTGCGCGAGAGGTACTTTCACACTCTTCATTGCATCGTTTATGGATTTTAGGTACACCAAAACTTTCGAAGACGCGCTATGAAGAATATTGGAATTTAAGCGATAAAAAAGAATGGCGCAATGGGAAATGGGTTCCAACAAATGATATCCAAGACCCCGTATTCTCGGGATATCATTTGTCACAGTATCTCGGTTTGGGTGTGTGGCTCACGGAGCGCGATTTCGAAGAGAAACGCAAAACTATGTCAAAACAGCAGTGGTTAAATGAAGTAATGGGCGAATTTTATGAAGGCGTTGGAAATCCTATAACAATCTCCGGTTTGTGGAGTCTCTTCGACCCCATGCTACCTCGTAACGCATTTGAAACTGGCGATATTCTCATCGCAGGCATAGATTGGGGCAGCGGAAAGAAAAGTACAACAACGTGGGTATTAATAAGGCCCCGACCTACTCTTGAAGGAGATTGGGCTTTTGATGTTTTGAATTGTGAACGGATATCAGTGCCTGATGTGACAGAACATTATAAACGCATTTTACAACTCATTGAAACTACTCCAGTGACTACAGTAATCGCAGATGAAGGAGAAGGCTTCTATCTGAATGCAGACCTCTATAAACGAATAGGGTCGAAATTATCGACAATTCGGCTCGGCTCATTTAGAACGCCAATAAAAACGGAGCCAACGGCACAGGGACTTCTAATTTACGCAGATAAAACATGGATAATAGACCAGACTTTTGATATGTTATCCAAAAATAAAGTGCGATTTTATAATGAACCAAATGAAGAGATACGAACGTCAATTATTCGTGATTTTATGTCCGTTTATCCGGAGCAAAACGAAACAACTGGGAAGAAGTTATGGAAAAAAGATACCGGAATGACTGACGATACACTTATGTCTCTTAGTTTCGCTCTAACTGGATGGGAGCTAGTACGCTTCGATATTTCAAATGATATTTCTCAATATATCGCGTTTACGAACTATGAGTGATATATGAAAAAGTCTTTATTACCATGAAAAATTTATATATCGGTTTCTTTATACGAGAGTTATATGAGTAATGCGGGCACGCCACAAGTACCTTCTCAGACTTTTGAGACGGAAAATCGAACAGAATTACCGTCAGAAGGGAAGGATTCTCCACAAAAACCGACTCAACCTAAAGGGCCTGAAGAAACTCCCGCCATCCCAGAGATGAAACCCGCTACTGGTAAAAAAATCTCATACGCTCTAGAAAATTGGGAAATTTGGATTTACGATGAATGGCTCGGCGCGGTGCCGTCTCGCCAAGATAAACACGCTGAATTATTTTATAACATACTGAAGAAGTTTGACCCAAATGCTACTATTCAGCGCAGACCCGCGAAAGGTCAGGGAATTCTATATACATTTAATATATCGCTTTATGGAGATGGCGAGCAAATTATGGACGCGATTGAAACAATACAATCGATGTTATTGAAAATTGCTGATAACTATAACATACATGCAGGTTCCGCGTATGCAAATATTCAATATAATAATGGAGCATCCGATTTTGTTCAGGGTTCGGTCGGGCCTAATACAGACTTTCTGGATAGTTTCAGTTCACTTTTAGATTCTGTATACAACCGCAAAAATGTGACAAAAGTTCCCCCACAAACTGGGTTAGAACCGGCATCTGAAACGGTGCAAACTCAAGAGAAAACAGAAGAAATTCGGGGAACGAATGACTGGATGCCAGAACATATTGCAGTAAATTCAATTCCTCAAAATTATAACTATCCAATTCGTAATGCAAATCCTTTTGAAAATTCCCCGGATGATATAAAAACCAGCGAAAACGATTATGCAGATACGAAGCGCCAAACTTTGCCGACTTTTGAATATTAAAAGTATGGAAACATTTATATATAGTAAGTAATATCACGACATTATATGTCTATAAATAGAAAGCAGGCAGAACATCTGAATAACTTTAGGGAATATGCTAAAATCTTAGAACTTTTGGAGAACTCCAAAATCTCGCGTAACACTTACAACAATCAAAAGCTAGCTCAGGCGGTGGCTGCAATCCAAGAGCAAGCAATAAATGAACTCTTGCTTGCGTTGGATGTTCCGGTCAAAGTGGCAACAGAAGCTGAAAAGCCGCAAGATACTTCATCTGAGTTGCCATGGGTTGTGCGCATGCCTTCGCCTTATAGTATGCAGGAATCGATGGAAACAACAAAACCAAAATCCAAAGTTGATAAGGATTGACTGCTTCCAAAAAGCCACCTTTACGATATTTACCGGCTAGTATTGTAAATCTTTTAGCTCTCCTGCCTAAAAAAGACCAAAATTTTATCAAGACGATGCTCCTTCTCGAAGAGAAATTACCCACTCTCTCTAAAAAAGAATTAAATTATCTTGAAGAATTGGGTTTAATCGCTAAAATACCCGACTCTAACGGATATTTTGTATTATACAATACAGAATATCTACGACAGTCGCCAATGGGTATATATATGTCTCCCGCGTTTTATGCGAAATGTTTATTATTGTCACATAAGTTTTTCAGAATAGACTTTTATGAGCAACGACCAAACATCGACGCGTCCGAAAACGGGCTGGAGCATAACGATGAAGTTTCCCAAAATTCGCGCACCTTTTTTGGTTAAACCTTACGTTTATTCTGCAATTTTGGTAATTATCTCTGAGATAATAATGTTATTATCATCTTTAAGAGTAATTCCATTTGATTTTCTATATGTTCCTATTATTGTAGCTATAATTTTTCTTTATTATGGGCTAATTAAACCTGCGCGATTTTGGGTTATGCGACCTAAACCCCTTACTCCTTTTGCGATATTAGAAGTTCAAGATTTAGCGATTAAGGGAAACTATAAAGATAGTTTATTTAGATTGTTAAATATTGCATACGGACTTGATGATGATACCATTTCGAAACTAGACCGAGCAACAATAGATAAACTTATAAGTCAAGTATTACAAAATATACGGTAAATGGGAACCGTAGCCGGACTCTATAATTTAGAAATATCTCGTTATGAATTTTTCAGATGCCCAGTATGCCAAAATATATTTCGGTGGGGTAAATACGGTGCGGTAGAAGGTATTTTACGCTGTCCATGGTGCGGTGCTTTAATTACTTCAAAAATAAAACCCGTAGATAAAGTAAGTTATAGAGAATGGGCACAAAGAATGGATATATTAGGTAAAACTCCGACAGATTTACAAAGAGATTTGTGGAATCCAACCAAGATTTGATAAATTTTTTCGGTAAACTTTATATATAACTCTATAAACCCCTCTCTTATGGTAAAATTAGTAAGTGTAGGACACGCGGCAACGCGAATTGTATCAATACGGGCATCATTGCTCAGACAAATCTTACCGGGACTAACAAAAACGACCCCGGTTGACGTTTCCATTGAAGTCAAACCTGAAACGCGCCAGATTATACTAACTGTTGTTGATGCACCCCCAGAAGCATTTCAGGGTACATACGTTCCGCCAGAATCTTCCGCGCCCTCGGTAATCCAAGATGACCCAATGCTTAACTCGACATCGGAATCTGATGATAGACTCTATGGTGTACCATCGCTATTTGACGGAGAAGATGCTGGAAATGGCAATAGCGACGATGAGGATGATGACGAAGAATTCTAAGCAAAACATCATCTAAGGTAATTGACTATGGCAGATATAGAAAATACCGGCCCGCTAGTCGAGATTGAGGATTTGGATTTATCCAAACCAGAAGACCAAGCAAAATTGCTAGAAAGGATTCAGCGCATTTTAGCGAGCGAGCGTCTAGATAAGACTACTCAGAGTCAATTAAATCTCCTAAAAACCACGATAAAGATAAAATATGATTTAGATTTCCTTCAATTATTTAAAAAACTAGAAGAACGCATAACAAAATTAGAAACTAAGAAAGATGAAAAAGATACCATACCCCCCTAAGTTATTAAGGGGCTTAAGTCATCTGTGTAGTTGTGCCGGCAGTTAAGTTGGGAGTTATAATAGCGCGTCGAGCTATTGTTCTAAAGTAGATGATAGCATTTGTACCCGCGTAAACTGGAAACACGTTTCTTATTTCCCACTCTATTCGATTATAAATGAAATGGTCGCCGACTTGAGGAGTAACTTGATTTGTCCACAGACTACAATAGTGAACTGGCGCAAGACCGGGTTCCATATATTGATACTCATTTTCGGTAATGTCCGTTATTTGAGCCAGAATCTGGAATGAGTTATATTTGACGACCGGCTGTAAATAGCTATCAGTTGTAGTAGATGTTGCTTGCATATATGTTATTGTAGTACCGAGCGTTTGTAGAAAATGGTTGTATGACAGTAATAAATAATTTATTTCCGCAGCAGATAAATTTGAAGCGGCTGGCCCCAAATTTGGAATGGATGCCATTTTCTATCAACCCCAGTACATGGAACCGTGCGTAACTTCATAGATATTACGTGGCTGATAATTGTTGTGCATTTCAACTTCTGAGAGAAGTGTGTAAATTTTATTAAGGTCTTCCATAAGCCGCTGTTTAACTTCTTTTAGCGCGCGCTCTAACGCGTTTAAACGACTTATGGTAAGATTTCCCAATCCCATCTGCATACCCGATATTTGCCAATTTAATGCTTGTTCTTGCAGCAAACGCAAACTTGCAAGTTTTGTGGCATATTGGCGCGCTAATTTAAATGACGTTTCGTTCGATGTCAAATCGCCCCATAATGCGGTTGCATACTCATTCGCTTGCAAAACGAATTGATTAATTGTATCTACACTAGTCGGAATGAGCCAGACATAATATTGTGTAGGGTCAGTCGTAGATTGCTGTAAGTTAAGTTCACGTATGACATAACTGGCATCTGTGTATACTACTGTATTTGTATCGGACACGATATATTTTTACGCGCTCCATTATTTAAGGTTTTTTATGTACACAATTTTAGCAAAGTTTATATGAATCGAAATTTTTTATTCGAAATATATGCCTTCATTGGTTCGGCTAAATTCTTTGGGGCCGGTTCATATATATTTCCATAAAGATGCGTCAGATGACTATGTAATTCGATGTGATGAAGACGATTTTTCAGCTTTCCCAAACACGCTTGAGGAAGCTGCGGCTATTGCCACTGAGCACTTTAAGCAAAATCATAAAAACAAAAAGAAAGAAGAAGAGCCAGTAGTCTCAAGCATGGGTGATACTTCGGCTGCTGAGGGACTGGATACTGATGTTAATTATGGATTTACGCCCACACCGGGTAGCACTTCGTCTAGTATGATTCAAGAACCTGAACCAGAACCAAAAGAAAAAGTTCCAACAAATAAAATTGAACCTTCAAAAAAACCTAGCAAAAAGGGCGGTAAATATGGGGAATATGTAAAGAAGGCTACGCGCAAAGTGCTAACTGAAACGGGGCGCGGCGATTACATAAAACAAGCTGAAGAATATGGCTATGCCGAGTTGCCAGAGTTTAAGGGTAAAGAAGATTGGAACGGGCATTTCAACTGTGCAAGTTGCGAATATTTTCTACATAAAGATGATAGTCCCACCGGATACTGGTGTCGCGCTATAAATATTCCTGATATGCCTGATGGCTGCTGTAACATATATGATTTGCGCCCAGATTTGCGCGATGAGCAAAAAGAGACTAATGACGCGCCCGCGCAACCATCTGAAATGTCTACGGAGCCAGAAGAACGTCAATTGACCGCGCCCGAACCTAATGTTCCACTCGACCCAAACAAAATTTCTAATTTCGCTCCGAAATTCAAGCCAAAAACGCAGTAAGTTTTAAATAATGCATTTCTCATTTTTCCATCATGCAACTAGCTTTGCAAGAGATTTAAATTTAAGTTAGCGCAGAAAGCTTTTTATTGCACTTTATGTCTCTCGAATTTGTGTCTTTCTCCGGAACGAGCAATTTCGGTCTTAGTGCGCAAGTATTCAGACCTTTTGGTAATTTAGGCGAAGATATCGATGTTCTCTCATTTTTAGCAAATTTAATTTCTAACCGTATTATAGACCCTGTTTCAGGTACGCCCGTTTTAGCCGTTACAACTTATCCGCGAGAAATGATTTTAGGCGCGAACACTGGTAGACCCATTATATATATCCAGCAAACCACGCAAGAGGCTAAATGGATAAGTATACCCGCGGTAAGGCAGAGGTGGTACGCAAAACTGATTATCGGGATTTGGGCTTATTCAATTTCACAACGTTACGCGATAGAAGTCCAAATCCGAAATTTACTTAACGTACTTATCGCGCCAATCGCAAAACAGCTAGCGCGCAATTATGTATTTATGCAATTTACAGGAGATGCCGTGCGAGATAACGTACAAACTTTAGGTACTGTTCTTTATATCAAAAACTTACATGTTGAAATTATATACGATATTCTCAACCCACCGCCCGCTGTGGTGAGTCCTCAGTAGGTAGAATAACTTCGAGATTTTTCATTTTTAACAGGGCCGCGCTAAATTTATTCAAATATGCGCTATCAAAACTTCCATTCAAAAGTGCCAAATCATCGAGAGATGCATTTAGAAAATCTATAACATTGCTGACTGTGAAAGTTTTTGGGAAATAAAATGCGATTGGGTTTTTTGTTTTTGCGCAAGAAATTATAGTGAAACCTTTTTTGACCCTAATTATATTTTTCTTATGTTTGCAGATAGATTCATCCGCATTTTCGAACAAAATCACGTTTTTGTCTAAGTATATAGTTGACACGAAAACCTTCTGAAATAAGATATATAAAAAGATTTTCAAACCGAATCTAAAATTTCTACATTAAATTTATATAGTTAGCCCCGGTTCTATAGCGCCATGGCTAAAAAATCGAAAGTCCAACTGGATGCCGACTTAATCGTTAAGCGAGCAATCGAAGAAGCACGCGGATATTACGCGGAATATAAACAATATCCAACACTGAGAGGAATTTACTACAGACTTGTATCAACTAACGTAATTCCTAATGTACGAAGCGCATATCAACGACTGTCTGTAATATTGTCGCGCGCACGTAAGCAGGGTACGTTTCCGTGGAATTATCTTGTAGACAATTCGGGGAGATATATTTCCGAGTCCGACACCGGATATGAACTTTCCGAGTTGCGCGAACATCCAAATAACGCAGTAAACGCGAAAATAGCTCAAATAATAAAGTATCTCCAGAGTGCGACATCGAAACAAATTAATCTACCTATGAGTCGCTGGACAGAGCAACCGAATTATGTGATTTGTACGGTTGAAAAAGATGCGATGGCGAGTGCAGTTCGTTCAATTTTAGACCCTCTCGGCGTTTCGCTCGTCGTAATGAAAGGATACAGTAGTGTAACGCAGATACATGATTTGGCTGAACGGTTGAGACTGATTCCGAAAGAGAAAGCCATACATATTCTCCAATTAACTGATTATGACCCATCCGGAGAAGATATAGCGCGTAATTTGTCCGACCAACTCATCGAAGAATTTGGAATAAAGGCCTCGGTCGAGAAAATTGCAGTTACTCTAGACCAGATAAACGATTTCTCTCTCCCGCACGACCCCGAATCTGAAGAAGAACGCGAGAAGTTACAGCGCGACCCCCGATTCAGAAAGTGGGAACATGGATTTTTCCGTGTTGAACTCGATGCTCTTGCTGCAATTCGACCGCGCGACTTTAGGCGCATACTAACCGCGAGAGTGAATTCATATTTCGACAGCAATATTTACAAACGCGCACAAGAAGAAAAAGAGCAAATAAAGAAACGCATCGAAAAGATGATTGCTGAGGATAGAGAAATTCAAAACGCGCAGAAACAAATTAATGACATCATTCGGACTCTTGAATCTCGTCTTCAAACAGGTCAGTAGAACCTAATTTTTCCGATAATTTATTTTGAAATTCTATAACCCTATCGAAATATCTACGCTTATACACCATATAAATGTGGCGCGCGTTGTAGCGACTATATCTGTAACGATAAACTAGGGTATCGATAATCGCCTTTTTAGATTTTCCGCGCAAAATAGATGAGACAACAAACGCATAAACGCTCGGATAATTTCCCAGCGGTTTTTGATAAACCATTTATATTCCACCCGGCGCATTATTTATAACTTCTATAGTAAAAGTAAGTGTATCTTCTAAATAGTTTGTTCCAGTTAATTCAATTTCTCCATAAAATGTTCCAATTTGCGTAAAATCAGTTTGCTGAACGACATATTCTACTACTCCCTGCGTCGCGTTTAAAATTTGGCACGGATGCGAAAAAATTAAAACGGGCGTTTGTTCATTAGCCCACACATTTAAAGCCGCAGATAACCCAGTTAAATCTTTTGGCGTTCCGTCCGCGTTTTGAATATAAAAATCGATTGGGAACCCGTAGTTGTTAAGTTTTATTTGCAGTCCATGAGAAGTAGTACTAATGAAATTTTGCGACATTGAGAATATTGATAAAAGAATATGTATTTAAATTTTCTGGCGCGCGTTTAGGAGTAAGTTGCTGTATATGTTACGGCGAGCGTTCCGCCATTTGAGACATTTAACGCGGAAAACACGTCGTGAGCTATAAGAAACGTATTTGTTCCATCTGAGATGGTCATTCCAACCTCGGAATATGCTATTGTGTTGCCCGAGGAATTTGTAATTGTGCCAGTTACCGTGAAAGACCCCGATGTTCCAGAAGATGGCGCAGTGTAACTTACTGTTCCAGCTATCGAACCTGAAGAACCAGAAACAGGAGTCTGAAGAGTATAATCAGCAACTGAGGCTGCCGTGGTACCCGTGCCCGCAACAATCGTGAGAGTGGAAACAGCCTTATTTACAGTTTCAGCTATACCTGTACCGGATGTATTTTTAATTGTTTGCGCTGTATCTAATATGTTATTTATTATCCATCCCGCGAACTGATTAGTTGAAAGGTCGTTCGTGTTCTCGTAAACACCCACAATCGAATCTGGACACTCATCAACAACCATATGTATTTTGCACGGATTTCGCGCGACAATTTTTACCGCGAGTCCACCTAATGGAAAAGACATTCTGAAATAGTATTAAACGTAATATATTTTTAAAGATTTCTATTTATAAAGATTTGATTTTCGATTTACGTATCCATAACTCAGAAGAAATTATAACTATTGCAATCCGCGCGTATATGGATAGCGCCATTAGCCAACTATAAACTGGAAATTGAATTATGCCGCCCTGAAATACCCATTTATACTGCCAACCATCTAGTCCGAGTTGGAACGCGTAAAACGACCAGAGTTGCGACCACGTAAAGTTGCCCGTCATAAGAACAAAACTCGCGAAAAAGTAAAATAAATCATTCATCAGCGAGGTTAAAAGCCCCATAGCTAAAAATAATTTGAAATCTTTAACACCATATAAAAGAACTAGAGGTAAAAACGGCGCGAAATACATCGCGATTAGCCATAGATGGTATACGTGAAGCGGGTCACGCGCCACACCAATTAAATCGACCCAGTTAATTAACACAAACCCGTAAATTAGCGCGAATAAAAAAAGTTTAGAATACGTTTGCGCGCGCAAGACAGGAAATAATGAACGCGAAACTTAATTAAAAAGTTTGCGACTATATTAAATATCTTTTATATGTTATGGTATTCTCTGCTTTGAACTACACAGACCTCTCCGTCAGCACCTATGACTTTTCTGTCTGATTCAGATATTCGCATCAACTGAAGCATTTTCTCTTGGCATCTCGGAGAACAGCAGGTTTATCGTTGCTTCCCGCTTGATTTTCTCGCTACCGCAGAATGCACAGAAGCCTATTTCTTCATCCTTAGTTCTCGTCCATACCCTTTTGCCACAGTTGTAGCAATACCAGACGGTGAACGAAGAGGCTGCCTTTGCCATCTCCTGACGTTGAAGTAATTGTTCTTTTGTTTCCTGCTTTGTTGGTATCAGGCGTTTATGCTGCGGGTTAGCTGGACAGGCTACCGTGCAAGGTTGAAGTGCATTGTGATTATGTCCTGTCAGCTTTCTGACTGCGAACTGCTTGAGAGGGTCGTCGTTGGGCATCATAGTCCATACCATATCCATGTTGGTGCTACTGAGTATGTGACTGCTATGCTGTCACCGGGGCTGAGGTAGAAGTCCTGTCCTGCTAATGCTAAGCCTGTTGTCGTCGAGAATACTGTCTTCCCATTTATTGTGATTGCTGTTACTGTTCCTCCGTACAGATAAACGATGACTGGGTAGGGGTTGGTGTTTTGCTGGGCGGTTCCTGATGCTGGAACTGCTGGAGTTGTGGTGTTGAAGCCCTGCGGGTTGTAGCCTATGAGGTTCTTTATCACCGGCAGAGGGGAAACATTGCCGATACCAGCCACACCGTAATACCAGCCCCCAGTTGATGAATTGTAAACTGCGCCGTCTATTTCTGTGTTATACATTTGTGACGAGATGAGAAGCAGTGGCCTGACGTATTGATTGTTTTCGTAGGCGAACAGGTGTATCTTCGACCCATAGAAAAATGTTGAATAAGTAAATACCAGTTGGGTAGTGTATGTGGCAGATGTGGCAAGCGCCTGATAGCTGGTCAGTGTAACATCACAGGAATAAAGACTTACACTTGAGAAGTTGAAGACATTCACCGGACTTGTTGCATTTGACGAACCACAGTTTTCAGTGGTGATGGAAACGATAGAGCCACGCCAAACCGAAGTACCGCTTCCAGCCCACTCAAAGGCCGTGGTACAGTTTTCTATGTTCGCTTGAATAATCGAGGACTCCATGCCCCCTATATTCAGGGCTACGTTGCATCCTAAGATTTCAACATTAATGTACATGTCCTGCCAGTAGTCGGCAGAGATTCCTGTGTTACACGCCGTGATTGTCAGTCCTCTTATGAAGTTTGGCCCCGCATAGAACCCGAAATCATTCGGATACGTGCCTATGCCAACACCACAACCAGTTATCTGTACATTATCTATGTACATGGACAGAGGGCCGTTTTGTGGACTGTTGCTTGCGAATATACCAGAACCGCTGAACTGTGCTATCAGCACGTTTGTCAACCCTGTTACTCCGCCGTTGCCAAGCTCGATGTTCCACCAGTCTATACCGTTGCATCCAGTTGTGCCATTACCGGCGTTGCCATAGAGAATTATATCCCTCAGCTCAAGGTCGACCACCAGAGCCTGTGCGTTTATGTTCGTGTTATAGCCTGTCGAGTTGTAAATCATCGTCTGGTTTGAGACCGTTGATGCGAAGATTAGCTTCGTACCCAGATAAATCTGTGCTGCGTTGCCACCGCTGACGGGTGTACCATAGTGTATTGCTCCCTCACCCTGAATGATGAGGTAGCCTCCCTGTCCAATCATTCCACTTTCAAGGCTTTGTGCACCAACCAGAGGAGCAAGGTCTATTCCCTGATAAAGAGTGTAAACGCCTTCTTTGGCAAATATCATGCCACCGAAAGGAGCCAGTGCCTTTACAGCTTCCTGAAACCCTGCCGTCTGCGTCCCCGGTGTATTAGGCCCAAAATCACCACCATCATAAGGTCCGTTGGGAGAAACAACTACGAATGGTTTTGAATTTATTCTCGACCAATCTGTATTAAATGGAGGTTGATATGCCATATTCCATCACAGACTCCTTACTCCATTAAAGCCGAACTGATTTGTTGACGCGTTCGCGTTCGTGCAATATAAAACGAAATAAAGAGCATTTGAAACATGATAAATTAGTCCAAGGGTCTGTCCTCCAGTTGTTGGATTAAATGTCATTATTGTGTTTGTGCCATTGGTGTAAACAACTACACATGGTGCACGATAGAAAATGTTGTGAATTATCCATTCTACTGTCGCAGGTGGTTGTATAATATATGAAGGTGCAGAATGTAATGCATCAATTAATCCACTCAAAACTGCTGCGGTACTTATTGTTGCCGTCGCAGGCACCTGAGTTTGAGTACTTGTATATGTTTGATAGAATGCACCAATTGAGACATTTGTGTTTGCAGTTTGAATTGTTGTCCATCCCGATTGAACTGTGAATGTTTCTCCAGTCGTAGCTGTTCCCCAAAATTGAAAAACAAAAGTATTTGGAATATCCGTGTTGAAATACAAACTAAAAGTTGTCGCGCTTTTAGACTGACCAGTTTCAGAAGGCATTAATGCAGGGTCAAATGGCAAACTTGTATTCGCACCATTTACGCCAAAAACAATTATGCCCGCAGTTACACTTGAGCCAAATGAAACTGTAATTGAGTCGGACGAAAGTGCGGATGCGGAATATGCCCAAAATTCCCAAATTCCATTTACTCCATTTATTTTAGTGTTCCAAGATAATGTGTACCCATCGGAAATTGAAACTGTAGACGGGCTTCCATTTACGAAAACGCACGCGATAATTATATCGTTAGTTTTTGTGGTTGTGAGAGACGCACTAAGAGAAGTTACCGTTGCCGCGGTAGCTACGGCACTACCATCAAGTGAGGGCGACGGCCCCATGTTTGGGAGAGTAAAAGGCTGTCCTATGGTAGATAGGATTTGAGACATCAGTTAGCATTATAAAAAACTCCTATTTAAGTCTTATTTTCTCTACATTTATTGACGTTTCCGCGAAAGTATATATAAAAATCATGTAGAAGATTGCGTTACAACGAATCCGCCGTAATCAATTAGACGCGCCGCGCTTACAACATCACCAGTTAATGTGTAAAATGAAGTATTCAGAATCGCGAAATCGCCTCTTTCAGTTATTCCGACAGCAATTAATTTGCTAATTTGGAGAGTGCGCGTTTGGAGCGCAACTGATTTATTGGATATTTGTAACGCGTTTATTTTATTTAGTAATTGAAGCTGTAAGGCGAGTTTGCTCTTTACATATACGCTTGCGTTAACTGAAAGATTAGATTCCCCGAGTGATTTCATTTGTGCTCTTACGAGAGCGCGACAAACGAATATCCCCGACGCTTTGAGAGGCATATTAGTAACAAACGTTGCGCGCGATGATATATCAGTCTCAGCTTTAGTGCGAGATGATGCAATAACTGTGCCATGAAATTGTAAACTTTCGACTCCTTTCACTACTTGAGTTAATTTCGCGACCGCGTGCAAACTTACAGAAATTTCACCTTTTATTGCTTGAGATATTATCGTTTTAGCTAAAAGATTTAAATGAGTACTCGTGACTGTTGATGTATTATTTTGCAATGTTGCACGCGTTAATAGACTTAATTCACCCGCGATTTTAGATGAAGCGATTTCCGAAGCTAAAAGATGTATATTTATCGCGCCCGCTTGCAAACTATGGTTCACTAATGATGCAGTTAAGTTTAAGCGCGCAAAACCGAATGGTGTGCTACTCGCTTTCAGACTTGCCGCGAGTGATATATGAATTAGAGGACGAACGCCTACTAACGCGCGCAAAGATATTACTGTTTCTCCAAACGCGCCGTGATTTATTGCCTCACCTAAAATTGAGAATTTCGCGTTTCCAGAAACGCGCTGAGATTGAATTAAAGACGCGCGCGAGGATAAATTAATCTCGGAAGCTATTTTACTAGATGCTATCAATGATGCAGTTAAGTTTAAGCGCGCAAAACCGAATGGTGTGCTACTCGCTTTCAGACTTGCCGCGAGTGATATATGAATTAGAGGACGAACGCCTACTAACGCGCGCAAAGATATTACTGTTTCTC